CCATAGAATTCACATACTTCCCATTTGGTACTCCAATTGGTTGTTCTCCAATCGTACCAGTTAGACGCACCATATTCTACCTGCAACCTTGCTCTCTCCAACTTCTCTTTCTTTGTCTTTGCTGGAGGACCTGCTTCTGTTCCTTCTAATTGTTTAGGCATTGGATGGAAAAAATTAAGAAGACCGTTTGTATCTTTCTCTTCTTTTACAATCTTCTCTATCTTGTCTATCACGGAATTCGGACCCGTGATAGATAGTTGATTATCGCACCAATTAGGCATCAACCGCCTCCTTAGATTTAATTAAATTAAGATGAGATCCTGGAACATTCCATCTCTGACCTGCATCAGTTTTTACCAACACATATTTGATCTTAACTTTTTCAACGGTACCAGTTTCTGTTCTACCGTGTCTGCCTTGGAACGAAACTCTGTCTCTGAATTTCAAACTGTGAGCATCTTGGAAGTGTAATTGATTTCTTCTCAACTTCACTGCCTCTACAACTTTGTTCAATTCATCGTTGTTCAACACACCGATGTCTGTGATCAACTTGTTCAACTTCATATACATTTTTTTCAACTCCTTATTTGGTTAATGTAATTTCAGTATATAATGGATTGGTAATACGTCAACCTACCCTAGAAAGTCGCATAGAATGGAAGTTTTTAAGCCATAACACAAGATCTAGTAGTTGGTCTTGCCGGATGGCACAAGAGATGTTCGGCATTATATTATATATATACCACCCGGTTGACGGTAATAGGATCCATGTTAAAATGAATTATGATTACAAGGTTGCAGATGCTGAAGATCTCATATCAGTCCTCGTCAGAGGCATTGAAGAAGGCGTCTGCGGTAATCATTAACAACCAAAGGGAGGATATATAATGTCAGACACATTAAACAAAAAAGAAATAGATCAACTATTAGATCTTTTCAATAAAATTAAGTTAGACCTACAGGATTCAAGTTTTCCAACAAGGACTAACAGACTCGAGGCTGTGGAGAACATGAAGAAGGTCCTTAACATACATGGATATGAAGTCAAAAACGCACCCACGATTGAACCTACAAAGTTCGCAGACGCATTGGATCATCACGAGATAATGCAGAAAGGCATAGTGAGATGATAGAAGGATTGCAGGTCAAGAGCATAGATCAAATATTTGAAGACATGATAGACTCATACACCAAAGGCCAGTACCTGGATGGATACACCCAGGATGGTGACGATGCCCTCATGGGTCCGAAGAAGTTTGGAGAAAGATTCCATAACATCTGCCTAGGGTTCGGATACAGAGAAGCGGAGATCATACCTGCAAAGATGGAGATACAGGAATGGTGCCAGGAACACCTTTCTCACCTGGAGAGCAAGTTCAGATGATCCTAGAAGCGATTGCAGGCATTGTGATGAATGTCATGGTGGCGGATAGTGCCACAGGACAGCATATCGTCAAAGGTATCTTCACCTACAATAAAATTGAACAGATGAAAAAAGATGATAAGTGGAAGGCGAGCCTACACGAGGAGTCATATCAGATTTTGAAAGACGCAATAAGAGAGGCAGGAAAATAATGACAACAGAAACACATAAACATCATTTCCAGGTTGCCGACATAGGTGACTGGGATTTGGACCAAGACAGAAGCATCGTACCAAGCATCCATTCTGCCCTAAAGCGACAGGGCATAGAGGGAGTGGTAGACGGAGACGAGATGAACAACAGTTCATTTACCGTCTGGACCTACTCACCGAGAGAGGTCGTAGAACAGGCCCTCAAGGACGATGGTATAGACCTAGAAGATTAATTACTTCTTAGGCTTAACAATTTTTGATTTCACTGGTGCTCTGGCACCTATTCTTTTGGCTACCGACTTGCCTTTGCTACCGGCCCTTTTGATTTGAGCACCCTTCAATCTCAAAGATCCTGCTCCTGACCTTTTCGTCTGTGCTGTCTTCTTGCCAATGATCCCGGCCTTCTGTTTTCTCTTCATCCTTATCTTTGCACCTTTGGCAGGATCTAATTTCTGGAAACAGGTGCTGGGTTTGGCAACGATACGGCCTTTCCTTGGTCCAGACGAGCATCTGAAACCTGATTTGACCACGCCTTTCTTGGCTCGCCTCAGGATCTGGCTCACACCCTCCGCGATCGCAGAATGGTCAGGATGTTCCTCGATGTTGTCAACCTCCAGTGCCAATATATCTTCTGGCACTATATCTTGTGACACTATATCTTGTGTCTGACCGCCTTTGATGACACTAGATGTTGTGGCACTAGATGTTGTGTTTTCTGATTGCGATGGCACTAGGGTGATTTCTGTGATCTTCATACGAGTATTTATAGACCTTACACCTAACTGAACTAACCTTACTGATGCTTAAACTAATGCTTAAACTAATGCTTTACCTAATGCTTAACCTAATAACATTTTGTTACAGGTGCTACGTTCTAAACAAGATCAACTTCGCACGGATGGATGTGTTAAATACTGTTGCGATGAAGATATTTGAAATCTACAACACAGATGAGAACATAGGGCCTGCTCCCGCAGATGCCTGTTCGAAGCCAGCAAAAGACCTGCCAGCATCGTGGATAGCGTCTTGTAAATCACAAGGAAAGAGAAAACGCACAGGCAACAGGAACGAGAAGGTTGGTGGGAAGACCATGAAGGTATCCGGCAAGAGGATCAAGGGCAAGAAGTATGGTGGCCCTTTACCGGATTATTCAAAATAAATTAAAAATTACAGAACCTAATAGCGAGCCAATAGCGAGCCGAGTGTGTTATTGTATGTCTATATTACTAAGGTCGGAGTATGGTTTGTAGTCGTGTTCGAACTTGCCTGTGTTGATGTATACATCAAGTAATTTGGAGGCACTTTCACACTCCTCATATCTCATCATGTAATGATATCCTTGTTTAAAGACTTTTTGGTCTTTTATGTCATTATAAGAATCATCCCTGCCGTCGTAACTCATACTCTTCAATTGTTCGTAGTGCTCTTTGTTGTCCAATAGTATGGCACCACCCCTTACATTGTCGAGTGGTTTTGTGTGACCAAAACTTAGGCATTGATATTGTCTGCTCCTGTACATGTCCGGTTTTAGACATCTTGCACTGTCCCACACAGGAGTGCCCAAGAACTGATACTCATCACGCCAGGGACTCATGGAGAACTCGTAATCTACGCCTAATAATTTCATCGTCATGGGCACACTGATGTAGGTGTGTGCCGAGAACCTACAGGTCTTGATTTGCAATAACCTGAAGCAGAGTTCTATGGCATGGGTACAACAGTCTGTGGTCACCACGTAAGGTGCGCCAGTGAAGTTGGCCAACTGCTGTTTAAACTTCCTAACGGATTCTGTCATACACCTTATCCGCCCACTGTTGGTTCTGCTCCGCTGTCATGTGGTTGATTGCGCCAGCACTCCATCCAGAATTCACTTTCCAACCACCACTGAATGCATATAAACTTTCATCTATGAATGTTCCTGTTTGTAATTGGATGCCTGCATCCTTGTTGTCATTACATTCGAAAGGTCTGAAACTCCACATCTGTACAATTTCACTTCGTGCCTGTGATAAAATGTTCTGATCATAATGCTTCAATGCATATTCATAGGCCATCTCATCCTTGTCATAGTTGTGCAGGTGCTTCCAATAATCGTCCAACGCTTTGTAAACATTTGGATCGGCGTCACTCAACGGTTGGGTGTTTGCACTTAATACTAAACTGGGATGATACAACCTGTATGGTTCAGTCCAACAGAATATAGATATATCTGGCACCTTGTCCTGTGCTATCAATCTGTTGTACTGAAAGAACACACTCCAGATGCTCCTGCCTGGGTGTCCAAACCATCTTATTCTGTCTGCTCCTAGTTTCTGTTGTAGTATGTTGCACCAACTCTCTGGTTGATTACTTGCACAGAAACTGTCTCCGAAAAATCCTATTGTCTTCATATACTGATAATTATCTACATACATTATGAAATACACCTACTCTGATTGGAATCACAAACAAGGCACAGTGCCAGTGCAATGGCAACCAAAGGACTATGAAAGTTTGCCATGGTATGAGAATCCTGATAAGCGGCAAGGCTTCACAACCGCAGAAGAAAACTACAACATATACAAGGAGAGGGTAGGATGCCTGATACCCAAGTTCGAGCAGGTAGGCAAAGGTGTTTTCATTCCTGATGATGTTGATAAAGTGTTTGGATATGTGGTTAATTTTTTCAATCTTACAGACACGGTGTACGCCTTCGCAAAGTACACACCTGGACTGATACTGCCTTGGCACAAGGATAACTATCCGACATACGCCCGAAACAAGAAGGCCAAGGTTGAAGAAATTGTCAGAATAATGATATTCCTACATGACCCTGCTCCTGGACACCAGTTATGGATCGAGGATCAGTACTGCACAGGACCAGCAGGTGCATGGTTCAGTTGGCAAGGGGCAACCAAGCACATGGCCGCCAATCTCGGAGAGACCAACAGGTACATGATACAAATTACAGGAAAAATTAGTAATTAGGTTTCAATATTGTGTGACATTGCCAACTCTGGCCCTCTGGAGAACGCGACATGCCACTTTTGCGTTTCAGCGTGCCTTGATACCATGCCGCTTGTAATTCTCGATTCCATAAATGATTGTAAAAGTGATTGTGATTATGCTCCAGTATCGGTTCCAACTTTTCATAAACCTGTTTGGGATCCTCCTGTGACAACTTATACATAGAGTCTAACAACATTTTCATTCTTTTATCTACGTCCGGCTCAGCGTCATAAGACTCATCTATTACAGGTGAAAAAGTTTTGAAACCTAAACTTCGGAATGCTTTGAGGTGATGCATGGTGCCCATTATTACAAACGGTCTCTTTGCCACTATAGGCTTTGCCTCCTTCTCGCTGAACATGGACAAACGGCTGTCGTCGGGTATAACGGTCTCCACTACACAAGAGTAATGGGACTGATTATATATGCTAGGGTCAATGAGATCACTGCACCTTAGATTATGATCTTCCGCTATCGACTGTGCTCCAGACTTTCCATCCGTGGGCTTCACAACATCAGGCCCCCAATGTGTCACTCCTCTGGCATGACAGGTCGAGAAAGTGACCGAGTCTGTCTTATGCTCTTTCAACATGTCGTAAAGTTCTACGTGATGACTGCACATGAGCTCCCAGTGGTATTTCTTATCCAGCGAATGCGAAACTTTTTGTAAAAGGGATCTGCAGACCGGAGATGTACGGTAAATTTTATTGCCCTCAAAGAACATGTCATTCAGGTAGTGCATCGGACGGTTGAGGTGTACATGAGATATTAAATTAGCAAAGAATGTTACAGGATCGTCTTTTGAGAATCTGTTGATGAAATCGTCTGTATAATAATAAGGGCCCTCCGCTATGTTGTTTTCATAGTCCCAGCCATGCTTTGCTTCATCTTTCCAGAAAACAAGCGGTTCTCCCAGACCAACATAGACATGATTCGACAATGTCATGTGAGTCCTTATCCTGTCTTCCAATGCGGCGAGAGACTGTAATGTTCCATTAAAGTCTTGTAGGTATGAATACTTTAGATCACAAGTAACGTTTTTAAATTTATCTAGATCTGTGTAGAGTGTATGCTCTACATGGCGATCACGGACACAGTAATGATGCCATTGTTTGTCGATGTATCTTGCTAACTTCATTTTGTCTACTTATCGTTATAGTAGCACTTAAATACCTTGTGCATATATCTACCAAAAATGAATACGGAGAGTTGAAATCGATCATAGTCGGAAGTGTGGAAAACTTTGAGTGGCCAGCAAATGACAAAGAGTTCGATGAAGGAATTGCTCGATCCACTTATCACCAAACTCTAAACAGAGGCAAACCGCCACAGCATGTTTTGGATGATACCAGCAGAGACCTGGATCTGCTGTCAGCAATTTTAGAATACAGAGGCATTAAGGTCTACAGACCTGAGATACTTGGGCCTCATTGGGCCTACTCTGCCAGAGACATATTGTTGACAGTGGGAAACAAAGTCATTCAGTGTCCGACTCCATTTTCCAGTCGTGCTAACGAATTAGACTTGTATCCTTTCCTGGAAAAAAATACACAATGTGAAATAATCAAGGCCCCTAGACCTAGCAAAAAAACAGATCCAATCTTCGATGCGGCCAACATCTTAAAGATGGATGACAGGCTGTTGTATTCTCTTTCGCATTCGGCCAACGAAGCAGGAGCAGACTGGTTACAACAACAAGTGGGAAACGAGTTTGAGGTAGTGAAATGGCGTGTGGTTGATCATGAAATCACACACATCGATTCAACTCTGGCCTCATTGGACAAAAACATTGTATTGGTAAATGCATCGAGAGTGAAGGAAGACCAACTACCTAAGTTCATGCAGGACTTTACCAAGATATGGGTTGACGACGTCACTGCCGGTACCTTTCATAACTTTCCATACGCCTCCAAATGGATAGGGATGAATGTGCTTTCACTTGATCCAGAAACAGTGGTGGTTGATGAGATCCAAACGCAATTAATAGAAAATTTAGAGGCCCATGGATTCAAGATAATTACTACATCAATGACACAATCAAGAACACTTGGCGGTGGTTTCCACTGTGTGACATGTGACATGGAAAGAAAATAATGTTCAAAGTAACTCACCAATGGAATAAACTTAAAACATGTGTAGTAGGCAGTGCCTATCCCCCGGAACTGTTTGACTTTATAAAGGATGTTAATTTAAGAAAAACTTTTGAAACATTGGCAATGGAGACGGAAGAGGACATAAAAAAACTTGTAACGTTTCTCGAAACATCTGGGATCAATGTGATAAGGCCAAAGATGCCAGATAACCTAGAAGAATTCAAGATATCAAACGGATACATTGCACCACCAATATCCGCTAGAGACTTCATGGCCATGATTGACGATAAACTTTACTATCCTGGATTGCCTAATCTTAATCACGCATGGATGGAGTTCGCAAACATGAATGATGTTCAGTCAAAGAATGACCTGCAGAACCAAGAATTGAATCAACAGTGGTTGGAGTTTCAAAAGCAAGACAAATACATATTTGACCAGAAGATCAGTTTCTATAAAGACATTTTTACACTTGCACTGCAACAAGGAAATGAGGTTGTTGCCAGTCCAATTGATTACATGAACTCATCATTTATTACCAGATTAGGCGATAGAATGATCGTTGGCACCCAAAACTATCATGATGACCATGACAGCATCAAAAACAAATTCTCACATATGTTTCCTGGCAAGCAAATTTTTGTTGCTTCTAGCGAAGGCCATTCGGATGGATGTTTTACTCCCATATCCGAGAATCTTATCATATCTGCCTACGACACTATAGATTATAACAAGATATTCCCCAACGCAGAAGTAATCTCTGTTCCAGCGGAGATCACTTTAAAAGACGATAAGTTCAAAAAACAGATGCTTACCGCAGAACACAAATGGTTCCTTGAAGGAATGGAGAACAACAAGGATCTCGTGGACATGGTTGATTACTACTTTAACACCTGGATCGGTGATGTGAACGAAACGGCGTTCATGGTCAACATATTAATGCTTGACGAAAAGAACGCGGTATGTTCAACTGACAACAAGCAGGTCAGAGAAGCCATGCACAGGCACGGAGTTGAATTACACGTCACACCTTTCAGACACAGATGGTTCTGGGACACAGGTATACATTGCCTAACACAGGATCTGGACAGAGAATAATGTTTGACATTTTTAAAAAAAATAAAATTGTATATGACACAAAGATAGGGTTCATAGGTCTGGGCAAACTGGGTATGCCATGTGCAGAGGCCATAGCAAAGAAAGGCTTTGATGTTGCAGGCTACGACATCTTGCCAAAAAAAAGCAATTTAATTGAGATAAGAGAAGACATAGCGGATGTGTGTAGAGACAGAGATATTGTATTCGTGGCCACACCCACGCCACACGAAGACGGCTATGACGGAAGGACTCCTACAAGTCACTTGCCTGTGAAAGATTTCAACTATGATGCGGTCAAGAAGGTGTTGTCTAAATGCGACAAACACATGGGACCGAACGATACTCTGGTTCTTATATCAACCGTATTACCAGGCACGATACGTAGAGAATTACAGCCGCTGGTAACAAAAACCAAACTTATGTATAATCCATATCTCATAGCCATGGGCACAGTGGCAGACGACATGATCAATCCTGAGATGATAATGATAGGATCCAAGAATGGACTCGCGGGCAGAACCTGTAAGGCCAGATCAGAACTATTGGAAAGTTTCTACAACCAAGTGTGTGAAAATTTCCCACGCATAGAGTTTGGAACATTTGAAGAAGTCGAGTCAATGAAGATATTTTACAACACGTTTATCAGCAACAAAGTGGCATTGGTCAATATGATACAGGATGTTGCACATAAACTTGGAAACATGAACGTAGATGTTGTCACACAGGCCTTGGCCAAGAGCACTAAACGTATTATAAGTCCTGCCTACATGAAAGCGGGAATGGGTGATGGCGGAGCATGCCATCCAAGAGACAACATAGCTCTGCGTTGGTTGGCCAAAGAACTGTCATTGGGTTATGACATGTTTGAATCTATTATGACAGCACGTGAAAAACAGGCAGAAACAATGGCTTTGGCAATTCTAAAGTATGGAAAGAACATCGCTTTCACTTCAGACAGTTACAAACCAGGTACACAGTTGGTCGATGGTTCCAGCTCACTACTCCTGCAACACTATGTGCAAAAACATGGTGGCATAATAGTTGACGGCGTGGACGAACCTGTAGAGGTGATAGTGAGGATACACGAGTCTGACCAAGTCACCACAGACAATAACACCATAATTTTTGATCCATGGAGATCATACCCTGAAGCGGAGAATGTTGTACACTATGGCAAATAAAAATATTGGTATGGACACGGTTGAGCAATTCGAAAAAGAAATTGCAAACTTTTATGATGCACCCTATGCCGTTGCAACAGACAGTTGCACACACGCAATAGAACTTTGTCTAAGACACAGGCCACCAGCACCGGGCATAGAGTTGTCTGTTCCTTCAAGGACCTATATCAGTATTCCTTTCACTTTGATAAAGTTGGATCTCCAATGGAATTTTGTTGATCAGGTGTGGCAAGATTATTATTACATCGGCGGCACAAACATCATAGACGCCGCAGTGTTTTTCCAAAGAGGCGGATACATCAGAGGAAACTACATGTGTCTAAGTTTCCAATTCAAAAAGGCATTGAGCCTAGGACGCGGTGGTGCAATACTATGCGATAATCTAGCCGACTACGAGCAATTGAAGATGATGAGTCATGATGGCAGGAAAATTGATGCTCCATGGCGTGAGCAAAACATCGCAAAAGTTGGATATCACTATTACATGACTCCGGAAACCGCAGATCTAGGGATACAAAAACTTCAACACGCTGTACCTAAACCAACTCAAGGCAGTGAGGATTATCCATTCCTTCCAAACATGGATGTGTTCAAGCAACTGGATAAAAATTAATTTGTTCGTTCTACATCAACAGTAATACAATGGAAACATCCGCCTAGAGTACGGGCATGTCTCATGGGTAGCATGGCAGAATCTATTTTGTATTTTGCTAATTCTTTTCTAAGATTTTGCTGGTGTTCTTCCAGTACCACTAAATTTTCATTTATAGATAAAAGATTTACATTGATCCATGGACTAGAATTGCAATGGCCTGGATAATGACCTATGTCAACTGGTTCCGGGGCATTGATTACGTCCCAACTACGCAATGGCAAAGGTAACTGTGACTTGTCTTTGATCCTCGAGGGGTTCACTAACAAGAGTCCTTCCCTTAGTAAGGCGATGGTGCTGTCCAAGTGCATGTAGGAATAAACGTCCTCGATAGTATGCACTTTCGCAGACTGTCCGACTATCTCCTGTAAAGTATCAGCACCTTTACGATTACCACTGTTACTCACAAGGTAATACAGATTGTCATTGTGTTTCAGAATGTTGGCCGCATCAAAGCAAGGCTCCGTTTCGTTCAAGGCCAGCACGTTGGGGTCGCCCACGCAACCTAGATTATACAAACTATCTTCACGTTCTATAGTGATGTGATGTCTGACAGTATCAAATTTATCAAATAGTTTGTCATATGCTCGGTGCTCACTGGCCCTCGCTCTCAAGGACATTGGTGTATAGATAACATTGTGGCCATGCACCAACACCGTGTCTCTTGGACAATAGGTGTAGTATTCTGGATCATGTTCTGGGTCCGGCCTCAAAACATTGATTTTTTCGCCTTTCAAAAAATCAATAAAGATAGCGATGTCTTCATTGGTTTCATCAATCACCTGCTGTGGATACAGGCCTTGCCCAGGAAGGTCGCTGTCTTTTGTTTTATCAGCGTAATTCACACACCTCATGCTGATGTCATTGATTGGTATCTTGGCCCCTGTGGCATCTCCGACGATCACTGTTTTCAGTTGGCTGTATTCGTTCCTGCTTAACATTTTAATCCAGTGACTTGTAAAATATATCGATCTTCATTTCCTAGGTTTGCGGCCATGTGTTCCACACCATACCCCCACCCAAAGTAACTTCCGGCCGAGCCTGTGCATATTTGATCCCGTATCCAGAGCTGATGTCCGGCCTTTTGATCATGCAGAAAGACAATGAATCTTTGTATATCTTGAACTTGCTCTTTTTTGATCTGATTCCTTGTGATGTAGGAAGTATACTTGTCGGTATGGTAGGGTAAAACTTTTCCAGGTGCCAGTTTATTGACAGCAACAACTTTTTTTGTGAGTGGTAAATCTTTAACAGCATCATAGAACACACCCAATAACTGTTCTTGGAAGCACATGGATACTCCAACGTTATAATTGGTTGTGTCGACTACCGCATTGAATTTTTCTTCATGCCGATCGTTCTCGAACCATGGTAGGCCTGTGTAATTTTGTTCTGCCCATGTCACTGGAATTTTTCCTTTAATCATTTGCCACTTATTCCTGTATCGTAATTGTTAGTCAATCTCGGATTCCAGTCTGAGGTGTCGACGTGACGTTGTATGCTGATGCGATCTGCACCCATGAACCATCCAGAAGAGACCGATAATGGTATCTGTATTGGGATAGATTGCTTGGCAAAGAAAGTGTTTCTGTTGTGTTGCCTCACTTCAGCAGTTTGATCATAGAAGTCTTTAGTGTCCACCTCGATGAAGTCTTGACAGCATTGGACTATTTTTTCTATCCTTTTATGGTTGTCTATTTCTTGGTCGTAGCTCTCGTCTATCCATTTGTCAAATGTACGGTAGCCCTGGCCTCGCATGTATTTTAGATACCCAGGTGGTCCGAACACCACAAAAGGATGCTCTGCCATCAATGGTTTATAAATCTTCTCGCTCAACTGGTATGACTTATCATTTGAATTTGTTTCCAGCACCACGCTTAACTTAGAATGCCTGTAGTGCGGTTCATGGGCTATCAAGCACAATTCACGTGGATTATCCTCGTATCCATTCATGTCATCTTCTATGTGATATACACAATCATTATCAGGTGACTTCGCACTGACATAACTATTTTTCAATAAATTCTTTTTCTCCATTCCTTTAATGAGATCTATCCTGTCAATATGATCACGACCTAGGTATATCAGGAAGTCTTTGTTCTTCACAGAATGATCAATCCTTTGAAGATCTTTATTGACCATCTGGATCTCGATGCAGTAGTTGTTGTGCTGGCTGTATGGAAAAGGAAATTTGTCATCCTCCCCCTCGGCCAATACCATTATCTTTTCTTGGTTATCTTTGACTATCTTGATGAAATCTTTGTTGAACTCTTTGTGGAACGTCATGTTTTCATTATGGACGACAAAGATTAATTCTTTTTTTTGCAGTGCCTTTGTCAACCTGGCCAGACTGTCTTGCATCTGGGAGGGGGTGTTCATGATGTCCATGTATTGCTCAGTCTGGAACACCCTGAGGTCTTTTGGTTTGAAAGTGTTGACAAGATTGTTGAACATAAATATACATACTTAATTCAAATGGCAATAGAATTCACACATCATGAACGTTTCAAGAGGATACTGGCAGACGGATCAATGTACAAGTTTACCAGTATATCAGATGCCCAGGCCAAGTGTGCATTCCACGATACTTTCCTAACCAGCAATGACCCCTCAGTGACCTACGCATTGGAAGATTCATCCGAAACATTCAAAGTAACACTGGAGTTCGACAGCAGTGACGCCCAACAGGCATGGTGGCTGGCCGTGTCAGATCTACACAAAAATGGCATCAGATACTGTCCCAGCGACATCAAATGGCAAGGAGCAGAAAAGCCAGATACGCTACAACAATTTGTGAGAGATCACATACCCGGAGACGGCGGCTTTTTTGCATAAATATACACTGTAAAAAGGAGAACCAATAAATGGCCGCAGAATTTAAACACACCGAGTACTTCAGAAGAAGATTTGGCAACGCAAGTGAGGATAGCTCAATCCATTGGCAGTTGGACACCTTCACCAATGTGGAAGACGCTAAGACAAAGATGGGATTTCATAGCACATATCTCACAACCAGCAGTCCAACAATAACCTATGCACTAGCAGATTCTGATAAGACTCTCAAAGTCACTTTTGAGTTCGCATCAGGCGATGATCAAGACGCATGGAAGACAGCAGTAACCAACCTGGCAGATAGTTCAACGGCATGGTACAACAGTGACATAGAGTGGTTCAAAATTGAATGGTTGGCGGCAGACGGTTCTGTTGAAAACACACACGAGTTTGATCCTTTTCCGGGTGATTAGTAATGGCCGCTGAGTAGTAATGGCCGCAGAATACAAACACAAAAGATATTTCAGAGTAAGAAGAGACGATGGCAATATCTATACGTTCAGCTCAACGGCAGATGCCAACACTAAGATAGGTTTTACATCTGTATACAGCACTTCATCACCAACAAAAGTCGAAGCACTGGCAGACAGTGACAAAACACTTGTGGTTTGTTATGAATTCAATGATAAAAATGAACAGATGACATTCAAGAATGCTATAGACGTAGCCTGGGCCGAGAGTCCTCATTCACCGTTCAATCCCGCAGACGCAACTGACACGGTGGAACACTTCAAGACTGAGTGGTTAGACAAAGATGGGTCTGTAGGTAACACATCAAATTTATAGCAGTCACAAAAAAAGGGCGACACATTTCTGCACCGCCCTTTTAGAATTAATTAATTACGCAGAGTAATTAATAACTTTTCTGCCTGATTTCTTTAATAAAGAAATGATGTTTGACTTCATAGTCAAAGCAGAGTTTTTAGGTGCTGTACCTAATACTTCTACTGTAAAGTCTAAACCTTTTGATAACAACTTGTTAGTCGCTGTTTTTCTTGCAGTGTTTTTTACTGCTAGGTTTTTGAACTTGATTTTACCACCGTGTACTTCACCATTCACTTTGTATGAAGATGCCGGCTCCGCAAATACACCAATTTGCTTCGCTCTTGATTTGAAGTTTCTTGTGTATACAACGTATTGTGTTGAGTTTGCCATGGTTTTTGTTTCCTTCTTAGTAGATGGAAAAAGTGTATTGAACATACTTGTTAGCATATTGTTTCCTTTTCCTTTATTATTGTTATATGGTTACGTAACTCTGGAGTTTCAATCTCTGTTATCCTACGTTCCATGTTTACAATTATATACTAAAACGTGTGAAATGTCAACCAGGAGCATTAACGTGTTTGAAAATAGGAATAACTTGTTAATCTCAGCACGTCTTTTGGAACTTTTTGTTCCATACCGTGCATTTGTTGACCGTTGTTAAACATTATGTATCCAGAGTTTTTGGTAAAATTAAATGCTTTCCTTAGACTGTCATTATTATAAAACACTGTACCCAAGTTGGCAGGTGCTTCTGACAGAAAAACCTGCATGACATAATTTACACCATCGTTGTCTACATGTTTGCCACAATCAAAACCTTCAAAGTCTAGCCAGAATCTTGTGTCAATACTTGTGATATCTAGTCCTACTGCTTCCCCAATTAAATCTCTTTTGGTATTGTATTCGTTGTGTATAGATTCAAGAACTGATCCAGGTAATATTACTAGTCTTTTTCTTTTCCAGTCCGTTTGCCATTCTTGAGTTGTATATGGTAACGATTCTAATGCCTCACGTGACAGATTCTCAATGGTAGAGATGTCTAGTACATCCGTGATCTGGAAAAGATCTACTCTTTCATCAACTGGGTTGATGTGCATTAGTTGTCCTTGTAGTCAGGCACTGCGAACAGGTCTATGCCCTCGTCTAACAATTTGTTGGTCTCTTCCTTGGTGGGCTTGCCATAGAACTTCTGATCACGTTTTCCCTTGGCCGCTTTCCTGGCCTCCTTGGCAAAGTTCTTGCCAACATCTTGGAAGTCTTTCTTTATCTTCTTGTTGAGTCTGCGAAGTAACTGTTCAGCACTTTCTCCCATTACCATGTAGTCGTCTGGAATCTGCTTTTTTTTGGTGGTCTTTACATTAGGTGCCATGATGGCCTTGTCAACATTTGTGCTATCACACATGGGACACTGGATCATCGCTTTTTTCTTTTGCCTGGTGTACTCTTTACTGCTAGGGAACCAGCCTTCAAACTCATGATTACAAGTACATCTTAATTGATATTTGATCATATTATTATTTACATTATACACTTGACAAACAAAACTGTCTACTATAATATAACAATATGGCAATTAACGTTTCAGGATATACAAAAGGCAAACCTAAGAAAACTTCGCAGGGTAAGAACAAGAGCAGGATCAAGATGAGCTCAATGAACAAGCACAAGAAGAGATCTTACAAGTCGTATGCAGGACAAGGCAAATAACGTCACCTTATTAAAAGCACAGATAGGGAACTTAGAAGTGCAGGTGAAAGACTATCAACAGATAGTTCAAGAACTTACAGACAAACTAAAGTTGTACGAGCAAAAGCACGGCACAGTGTTTAGGCAATCTAGAAATATCTCAAACCAAAAATAACAGCATCTTTCTTTCTACGGAACTTGATGTGCTCGTAGTCGATGATATGTACGTTGATCGGACCACCATGCTGGTGCATTATTCTTTCAACATCCAAGGGTCGGATTGTGATCCTGTCATCTTCGGGCAACTTTGCATTGTAACCCCAAAACATTGGCCACCAGTGTAATGGATTCAGCGAATCGTAATTCTCCTTCATTATTAGCAAGAACACAAGTGGTGCTATTGTGAATGGTTCTACCCACCATGGGATTACGTCCAGCGTGGCCGAGTCTATCATATGCACGATGCCGGTCCACACTCCAATAATGGCAAACAAGATACCCATTATGGGCCAAAATTCTTCCTCAGCATCCAAATCATGATCATGATGCGAATACATTCTTATCTTGTGTTGCCCTTTAAACGTCATACTAAAGTATATATGTTCTTATCCAGTAGACTTTAACTATTATTGTGCTATAATAAGACTTAAATACCTACAATGCAAAAACGTACAAAAAGTCTATTAGAAGAATTGAGCTCGATGCCCCTCAAAAGAGACAAGGAAGAGGTGGTAGAAAGCAGAGCCTCACATATACTGGAATCAACTATAAGGTTGATCACGTACATCAGAGAGAACTTCGATCAGGACACCGCATTCAAACTCGAGAAGAAGTTCAACTCAGCGATCAAAAACATGGACGCATCCAAGTTCAGCAAAGGTGTTGCTCGTATCAAAGAGAACAGAGACGTTAAAGAAAATCTATTGAAAATCAAAGACGGCGAATACAAAGAGGACTAATCATGCTGATAGAAGATGTCCTAACAGAATTTAAAAGGACACACCTTGAACACATTGAGGACATTGTGATCACTGATGGCTACGAGGGTGGCAAGGCTGTCCTGGAATACTTCAGAGGATTGTTACTTACTCTCAAAGGCACAAGCTCAGAAGCAATGAGTGTGTCGGTCAAGTGGGATGGTGCACCTGCCGTGGTGTGTGGGACCAACCCAGATAACGGCAAGTGGTTCGTGGGCACAAAATCAGTTTTCAATCCAGGCACTCCGAAGATCAATTACACAAAGAAAGACATAGCAAACAATCACGGCACGGACGATCTAGGACAGAAACTTTTAAAGTGTCTTGTGCATCTTAAGAAACTGAATATACAAGGTGTTGTGCAAGGAGACTTGTTGTACACAGATGAGGACATCACAAGGAAGAACATCGATGGCAAGCCTCACTTGACGTTCACTCCAAACACAATAACATACGCCGTACCAGAAGGTGGCGAGTTGGCAAAACAGATAGACAGAGCCAAGGTAGGAATCATATTCCATACAACATACAACGGTGACACACTGGCGGACATGACAGCATCGGGTGGAGCGGATGCAAGTTCGTTCTCCAAAAGCAATGATGTGTTCTTTGACAATGCAACATACAAGGACGTGTCAGGCAGTGCCAAGTTCACTGACGATGAAACAAAAAATTTCTACAATGGTATTGAGAAACTAGAAACACTGTTGGATGCTGTTCCTAGAGACCTAGCAAGTGTGTTGGGACAGAATGCAGACTTCGTACCCACTTTCATGATCTACATAAACGCAATGGTCAAGCAAGGCCAACTGCCAAGTAACGTCAATCAGTTCCTGCAAGGATTCAAGAAGTTCTACGCAGACAGAATGCAACAGCAGATGTCAGGCCTGAAGGCACAGAAGGCGTTGGCGTTAAGACAGGACAAGATCAAACAGATGCCAGTGTTCCTCAACAGGGCCAAGAAACCATTACAGGCAATGTTGACTTTCTACAAAGCGGTACAGACCATGAAGGCATTTGTGTTGAAGAAAATGAATCAAGCACAAGCGATAGGATCATTTCAGCAAACAGATGGTGGACTACAAGTGACAGAACCAGAGGGATTCGTTGCTGTTGACAAGTCAGGAAGTGCTGTGAAGTTGGTAGATAGGCTTGGATTCTCAAGAAGAAACTTGACTGGTATCAGCAAATTCAAGAAATAGGTCTAAGTGCTTATTAATTTCTAAACTTAATTTTTCTTTATTGAACATGGTGTCGTGGTTGTGTTTTCTCAACGCTTTGGTCAAGGAGTATATGTCTTGCCACGGTGCGTCACGTAACCTGTCACACACATCAACAATGGTGTTGATCCGCATATTAGGATCTCTGTCTAGGTCATATGCTTCTTCAAAATAGTTGTTGAAAGTCCTGAAACCCATCTCTCTAAGTTTTTGTAGATATAAATGATTGCCGTGAACCACAAAAACGTGCTGTGCAAGTATTGGTTTCCAAATTTTTTCTGTCATAAAAATTTCGTTGTTGTTGTCATTGGTTTCGGACACTATGCTACAAGCAGTATCATTGTAAGGCTTCTCATATATGTCTTGGTCCATACCATACTGTGGATAGTCTTGTGCCCATGGCAGTTCATAATCTGCAGGCAGTTTCCTGTCCGGCCAATTGGTGTACAAACTATTTTCTAATATGCCTTTGTTTGACAATTCAGTGTAAAGTTTTTCTCTGTGGTCCCTTTGCGTCTTGTTGAGATATAGGAAATCGTATTTTTTGTAAGAGTGATCAAAGTTAAAAGTTTTACCATTGTGTCGGTTGTACATGTGATGCCAAAACCAAGTGGTACCGCCTGTCCACTTGATGTGATCCACATCAATTTTGGGCCACATGTATTCTGGATGTTCATTGATGTTTTGTAATGACTCCCATGGGTTTGCTTTAATGAAAACAAATCCCTGGCTTTTGAGCAGATCTACTCGCCTGTGCAGTTCGGTCATGAATTCTGCGTTGTCCTTCAATCGATCATTGTCAGAACGTGTATCGATCATGGCAAACCTCCTGTCATAGGAGTCAAGATCGTATTCGTGCAGGGTATAATACTCTCCTGTCATATCGAATGACTGTCCTGCCATCGAGTGCATTGAAATGTAACTCTCCAACTCCTGATGATTTCCGGTCTTCATGACATCGGTAAGAATAAAGTTTCGTTGCATATAGCCTATAAATACCTGTATGTTAACACCATTTTTAAAGTATGTATCAGAGGCAAAGGTGATAAGGCGACATAGTGATTTGCAACGATTTTCATTCCCAGAGATATCAGAAAGAATCTATCTAAGTTTCCTAGCACTGGCGCTGATGAGCCAGAACAAGGACACACAATCTTTCGTTAAATCATATGCCAACCAGACCATGGCAAAGGGCACATTCGACCAGGTGAGAATGATCAACAATGACCTAGCAAACATGCTGGCCATAGTGGCTGGAGATCCTGAGATAACCAAGAAGCTCAAGAACAAGAATCAAGCACAGGCCATGAGGCAGAGACAACCAGTGCCTGTGATGGCGCTAAGGAGGTACCTGAGAACATGGGAAAATCATTACCGCAATCTCACACAATTGGAGAGATCACTCAACATACAAGATGGCAATCTCAGGAACATTAGAAGAGCTGTGGCCGATTACGACAATTTAAGTTTGAGACTGAAATTGCAGACACTTAACAGACTAAAACAGCAGTTGCAATCTAAACTGCCCAATACTGACATACTAAGAAAATTCAAGGAACTGTAATATGATAAAATTTATTAGCGAATATTCAGGAGTTTGTGAATGATACTCAACCGGGCCGGTGAGAGCGATTTATCAGAAGTCTTTGTCAAGGCAATACAAAAAAAATTTAACATAATCGCACTACTTGACATTAACTACATGGATCATGATTGGGATATCCTAAAAGACATATTAGTTGCTACAAGAAAATCAGTGTACGAACCAAAAGACCGTTATGTTATTGTGCATACTGACACTGACTACTATCTGCCAGGTTGTCCTTATGGATTCAGTATTTTTAATTTAGTACGGACATTTTTACATAACAATATACCATTGTATACAATGCTATTGGTAACTGATCACAAGGGCATAAAGAAAGAATTTAAAATACTGATACCTAAAGAAATGCACGAGCACAATTTTCCCACCATTGTTGATGATTGTCTTACTTCTATAGTGAACACTCGAATTGGAATGAATCAAGAAGAAACACATTTTAAAGAATCAGAAATTGTAAAACACGGAGTTTCAATGATGGGTGTTCCGCGTGTGCATCGTAACATGTTATACAACCAGTTACGTGAAAAAAATTTACTCGATGCTTATGCAGTTGCTTACAAAGGTGAGGATTAATGTTTCATAGAATTACAGTAACACCTTGGGCTAGGATCAACGAATCATGGAACTACCATGCCCAATTTGATGCTAGGCCAAAAGAGTCGTATAGAGATCCACTAGTGGAAGGGCGATCTATGATACCTACATTTGATAAAAGTATATATTGCGAGTTTTACAAAAATTTTGCAATCGATGTAGTCACTGAAACTGTTTATAACTATCCATACACGAGGATTACAGAAAAAACTATTCGTCCGATTGTGCATAAAAGGATGTTCATACTTGTGGGGCCACCCGGGTTGCTATCATCATTACAAAACAAAGGATTCAAAACTTTTTCACCTTTTATCAACGAGGAATACGACACTATATTAGATCCACATAAACGTATGGAATGTATCGTTGAGGAACTTACTCGAATTAGCAAGTTTTCAATCGACGAAATACGTCGAACTATGTTGCAATACAAAGATATTTTAACACATAACCATGATCATTATCATTGGTTATGCCATAACGAAATCGAACAGATTGTTAACAAACTATGATTCAAAAAAAAAAAAGGAGTTGCAATGAAAAAAGAAAAAAGTAAATGTCATAGATGTGCCTGCATGGCTCACTGCAATAAGAAATGTGCTAACTGTGAAAACTGCGATACCTGTGACTGTAACAAGTGCTTACAAAGATTTGCAGTAGATGGCTAATAAAAATAGTTTTTGGGTGCTTTACGGTCAGCACACAGAACCAACATACTTAGAAGACGCAGGCAACGGACAGCAGGCCCAGAGAGACAATGGCCTTCGATATGTCAAGGGTTGGAGGAATGCCATAGACGTCGGAGCCAATGTGGGAGAATGGGCACGGCCTCTCGCCAAAAGATTTGACAAGGTCATCTGTTTCGAACCCAATCCCAACTTCAGACAATGTTTCAACATGAACATCAATGAGCCCAATGTGGTGTTGCATCCTTATGCGTTGAGTAATCATGAACACACAGCAACACAGGGAACCAATGCAACACATCTCAATGGCAAGATGGGAGATACACAACCACGTGATGGAGACATAGAATGTAAAACGTTGGACAGTTTCGGTTTGACAGATGTTGACTACGTAAAGATTGATGTGGATGGATTCGAGATACCTGTGCTGAAAGGTGCGGGACGGACGTTACAGAGAAATTCGCCCGTGATAAACATTGAGATGAAAAAGACTAAAAGACCCAAGATAGTTGCGGAGGCCCAGTATATTCTTGCGAGATGGGGTTATAAGTTTGTTTCACGAGTCAGAAGTGACGAGATCTGGCTGAAATCTTAATATTACAGCATAATTTACCAAAATAACCTATAAATACTTACAACTTGATTCCTGAGCGGAATCAAAGTCATTTAATCAGAAAAAAGGAGGATTAAAAATGGCAATTAGTGAAAACAACACTACATTCGTGGCGGGAAACGAAGAGTTTATGGGTAAGCAACTCGAGTTCATCACGATTGATGCAGGTGAGGAGTTAGCGAATCACTTGTTAAAAAACGAAACATTAAACACGATCGAAAACACAGTCAGAGTATACGGTAACATCGTAGGCGCTGGCCCATTATTCGATACGAATGCTTCAAAAACATATATCGTAGAAGGTACAGACATGTTCGTTGGTGCACCAGCATCAGCAGGCGGAGCCTTTACTTTTACTGAATCAGGTGCAGACGGTTCGTCAGTAGGAACACTACTTGCGGCACTTAAAGCATTAGGTACTGTAGACGGTATTGACTTAAACGATTCAGGCACAACTGCCAAAATCGAAAACTTAGAAATATAACAGGATAGGAGAATAAAATTATGCCAATTTCAAGAAATAACTTTACATCTTTGCCTGTTGCGGCAGAGCAAGAAGGAGTTGATGTATCATTCTTTACAGTAGACTTCATCAATGCAATGAACTCAGAGACAGGTGATCCACAAGCGGATTCAACTGCGGCGGGTTTAGCACTAGTAGAACAGGCCATCGCGAACCAAGGAATCAACATCTTGGCTACTGGTCCGTTAGGAAACTCAAACACAGAACTTACTTACATGGTGAGAGCTGACAGTTTGGATGTTGCTAACCACATCACAGCGAACGGTCTTAGAGATGCAATCAGAGCGGTTGACACGGCGGGAAGAGCGGCAAGTGCCACTCCAAGAAACACTGCCAACTTCTCAGCGGCGACAGTAACGGCTAAAGATTTAGCAATCGCTGTTTAATAGTATAGCATAGGAGGAAAAGCAAATGCCAATAACTAAGAACAACTTCACTCATGTGACAAACACAGAACTAGAAGGTGTAGAAACATCTACTTTTATTGTGGACTTCGTCAATGCGATGAACGCCGAGACAGGCGACTTATCATCTGGATCTGCAACAGCAGGTTTAGAGGCGACAAGAGCAGTGATCTCACAGTTCATCAACATCCTTGCAGAAGGACCGTTGCATGAAAGTAACAAACAAAAAACTTACGTTGTAAGAACAGACAGCCTAGGCACTTTAATCTCAGGTGGTACATTACAGACTGCCATCAGAGCATTGAACGGTGCAGGAAATGTAACAGCCACTATTTCAAGTGCGACAGTTACAGCGACTGACCTTGCTATCGATACTGCTAACGCAGTGTAGTAACTGACAGTAAGTAAATTACCAAAGGGCGGATCTATATTTTAGGTTCGCCCTTTTTTTATGAGTAAATAATCGCATGCCCACACATCTAGACGAAGCAATAAAAGTTATACTCAGTGCTGACTCCAAGTTGCGAGACAAGACGCCTCGTATCTATGCAATGCCCAAACAAGAACACATGCCAAAGCAGTTCACAAATCTTAAACGTATGAGATTTTTGAACCATGATGTCAGTGCAGGCAGGAACATTAAGAGATGGTTGTGGAGGGATTACAACCCAGAGATAATATTACAGGAACCACCATTTGACAAGCACGAAGACCAGAGTGAGATTTTTACTTTTATCAGGAAGCCAGATGAACGTTGGTGGTCCGGTATCAAGGACATGTTCTATTTCATGCCATGGTACACTTGGTGGACCAATGAACAGATAATGCAACAGTGGCCACACTTCACGAGAAGCACTCTAAGGTTACATGATGTGATGGAAGAAGTCAAACCTCAACACCTGATCAAGTGTGATGACGGCCTAAATGACAGGGTGATCAAATTCGCAAAGGAACATGGACTACTTTGTTATGGGAACATTCCACACGAGAAGGCACTAAGGCACACCAAACCCGACATCAAGAAGTTAGAGGACAACGGAGTGCGAGAACTTAAGGCATGGATCAGGCAAAATCCTGACAGGCAAAAACAGTTGGATGAGTACCTCGAGCCTGACTGGCAGTATTGGGAACAGGTCGAGTACCAAGACTGATGCACGAATACAGATTACACACCCTAGTGGACATCACGGACAACGGCAATCTAAAACAGCAGTTCCCATTCAAGACCCTGGCAGGCAATGAAGTCACCGACAAACACACCTTGGCCATCGCTAGGAATCAAAACAGTAATTTTTCAACGATGTTGCAACTGCTACAGATGAGGGGTAACATCACGTGGGAACAGCCACCGCAGAGGATAGAACTGCCTAGCCTGGGCAACCATGTGTTCGGATCGTACTACGAAGGGCAACACTCAACATGGCACTTCCAGTTCTTCACAGAGCAGTCGGGGGTGTATGGTGACGTGATGGATCCCACAGAAAACCTAGTAGAGGACTTCAGCCTGGTGCCCGTAATTGCGGAATGCACGAACACAGCACATCTGCCAGTACACACTTTCGTAACAAAGGAAATGCAGGGCACTGACAGACAGAAGATAATAGGTGCACTGGCCGGTGGGATCATAAACACGTACTTTTCATACGCCGGTCCTATCGATAAATAATAGTACATTAAGGCACAAACTTTCTAATATTAAAGGCACACACAGGCGATGCGACAGGCTCATTTACAGGCTCTACTAACGGAGGTGAGAATCCTCAAAAGAGATTTACAAAGATATATGAGTACAACAGAATTAGAAAAACAGAACCTAGAAGCACACGTGGACCTTTGCTCAGAAAGATACAAAGGATTACACGACAGGTTGAGTGCAATCGAACTTCGTCTAGGCAAAATGAACGAAGAGATGACACAAGGACATAAAAGCAGTCAGAAGACAATCATAGCAACAGCAGGCACAGTGGTCGCAGGCTTACTATCAACAGTGGTAGTGATCCTGATGAAGATGCCAGGTTAAAACTACCAATACATGTTCATACAGATAGCACCTAAGGCACGAGTCTATGTCACAGACACAGATGTTGAATTCATAAAAGCACACGCACTGGAATCATTCAGGAGTGATCGACTGTCTCCTGAGGATGCAGACAGAGCCAAAAAGTTGGCAGACAAAGCCGTGTTCGTTCGTAAGAAACTTGACACCCATATGCAATATGCTTTAAATAGAAAGATAAAGTTCGTTGCTAATGACAGGAAAAAATAAATCAGAACTGGTAAAACAGATAGAGGCCTACGGGCTGAAGAGCAAACTTGCGGATCTGGCGCACAAGGAACAGGCACGCAGGCCATTCCGTCACCTGCCAAAGCAGTTCTCGAAAGGCATCCTGATAGGCAACATAGCCATTGTACCCAAGAAACACACCGGCACCAGATACGTCTATGTCATAGCGGACATGCTGGAGGCACAGGTACTGCATGACGACATTAACTTGAAACAGACTGCTATACTGGTCGCACACTACCTTGCGGATGGTAAGAATATTCCCGCCGACATTCTGGACTTGGACATGAAACACGCATCACAACTGTTCGACATTCAGAGTGCCAAACGTATGATACGTGAAGCACACAAAGGCAAGGACGAACTTATGGAAGACGTCTATTGGGACAGGCTGGATGTCGCTAACCGTCTAGCGGACCAACACAAAAGCAAGATACAACAGATCTTTAATGACACGTTCGGAGCATAGATAATAAATAAACACAGTATGAAGAGCTTAGACCTTACAAAACCCATTACTACTGAATCTCTATTGAAAGAATTTGAATCAAGGTTCAACATGACCATGGATCTATCGCAGTTCACTGAAGAAGAACTGCAGGACTACGCAAATCACGTGAGAACAAAGATACACGAAATCACACAGAACACACACTTCGGACAAGAATTAAAAGACGACAGTTATCAAAAGAGCCAGATGATGTTGGACATAATCAACCAAGCAATCTCAGAAAGGAAACTTGCTGAGTATGGTGGTGGGATGGCAAATGATCCTGAAACTAGAGGCGGTGCAACAGCCATTTCAGCAAAAACAAAATTAGATAAAGGTCAATCTCTTAGCCAGGATGAGAAAAAGGTTGTTAGCAAACTAATACAAAAAGAAGGTGTTGAAGAACAATCAGAATTAATTTTAGCCGCAAAAGACATGATGGACAAAGTCACATCATTCTTGGAAGATCTAGCATCAATGAAGACAGAAGGCATGTTAGAACTGGCAGACAGAATCAGAGACGAGATGGGTGCTGAGAAATCAGACGCATTCCTACAAAAAATCCAACCAGCGATTGAACAGGCGGAAGCCACTTTAACGACAACTAGACAAGAGCTAGACAACGGTGTAAGAATATTGACCGGAGAAGAAGTAGCATCAGACCCAATGGGCGCCGATGACACGATGGACATGGACACAGATCTAGACTCACTGGACTCAGAAGGTGGAGAAGAGACAGATGAGTTTGGAGCCTCTGATGCCGAAGCAGGTGGCACAGAACCAGAAGGCAGAGAACAAAGAGAATCCAAAGAAGTGTTTGAAGCATCAAACAGATTGTTCAGTAAACTAGCAGGGAAGTAGTCCTGTGAGATTTTTCGAATTCAACAAAAGCGACACAGACCTAGAGTCAGCACTCATCAACATCCTGTTGAACATGAAGGGCGACGCTGACGAGAAGGAACAAGCATCAGACATCAGCATGGACGCAGTCAAACAGATCATGAGCAACACAGGTTATCCAGCATTCAACTACGACGTGTTCAAGAGAATCTATGACCAGGACGGTGACCTAAAGAATGTTGTGGCAGACTTTGACAATGAAAAGATTGTTGTTAAGACAGACCAAGAAGCAGAAAAAGATCCTAGCATGGACTATGACGATCAGGGTAGCACGGACACAGTCAAACGGATGGCCAAGTCCGCGATGAAACGTAGACAATAAAACTAATTACTAAAATGCACTATGATAGCAAGATTTACCAGTTGAACTCTTTGCGACTGGGCCTGATACACGAGGACAACATCCAAAACAAACCTAGTATTTTTGTTGCAGTTGGATCTCAGGCCGTAGAAACCAAGAGCAGAATCAAAAAATACATAGACCTCGACCAGGCAGGCACACACAACATCATCATCATTCCCCACGACTTCGATGGAACCGAGCCGGGAGACAACCACGAAATTTACACCTACTATGAAACACAATTGGGTGTTGAATTCTATCTCACTGAAAAAATCCCCCTCGACCATGTTTTCTTCAAGGACTTCGGCAAGCCCATGGAGAACTTCACCGAATACCATTTTGACGAAAGTGCAAGATTCAAAAAGCGGAAATGTGAATCAGGATTTGGCAAGAGCAAGGTCTTCTGCGACAAGCCCTTCGATCACAACTACGTCCACCCGGACGGCAGAATAAGATTGTGTTGCACTACCAAACAAAACCTACCTACCAACAACGGGTACAATCTGTTCAACGCTGGCACACACAGCGTCGACGACTATTGGAACAGTGCTAGGATGAAAGAAGTACGCAGGAAGATGATTGCGGGCGAGAAGATAAAGGACTGCGAACGATGTTATCAGCAAGAGCAACAGGGTGTAAAAAGTATGAGAAGCACACAGTTCATGGAAGATTACATCAGGGACACCCTGCCCGATGGCACGTATCTCAAATCAGCAAACACAATGCAAATGCAACTGGGGAACATCTGTAATCTCAAGTGCAAGATGTGTAGTCAGGAGTACAGCCACATGCACGGACTGGAGACGCTAGCCATAGGTGAACAGGATCCAGAATGGTTCCATTGGGTCAAGGAGCAAGGAGCAAACGTCAACAACTGGACCAACGATCTAGGACGCAAGGAGGAATGGTACAAAAATCCTGACACAAAACAAAAGATGTTTGATCACATCAGTAAAAACATTGAACAACTTGTGGTGATCGGAGGTGAGCCCACCCTTATCCCGGAGTTCTATGAACTGTTCGAACACTGTGATCAGCAAGGGACAATAGGAGACAAGGGTGTAACCATAGTAACAAATTTAACAAACACAAACGAAAGACTCACAAAGTGGTTGCCAAAGTTAAAAAACTGGACTATATGGGCCAGTGTGGATGGGGTAGGTGACAGGACAGAGTACATACGGTACCCAAGTAAGTGGCAAAAGATTCTCGAGAGCCTTAAGTTCTATAGACAGAACCTAGGCACCAATGGTAACATAACTTTAAGCCCTGCGGTTCAGTTGCTGAACATAGACCAATTGGACGACATCATAAAATGGTGGAAGGACTGGTGCGGGGGTGAACTGAATGACCAGTTTGGATGGACATGGTTGGCCACTGTTTGGTATCCTTTGATATGCAATCCAAGTATAGCACCGCGTGAATGGAGACTGAAAGTGGCAGACAAACTTTCCAATTACCAGTTTGACAATTTCTATGAAAACATAGTAGAGTCTCTCCGCGAAGACAAACACACCGAGGAGCAGTACAGAGAGCTACAAAAATCATTCATCAAGTACAATGATCGACAGGACCAGTTCCGGCATGTCTCACACACTTGGCGACAACTGTTGCCCGATCTGGATCAGTCTTTGACAAAATCATTAGGATAATATATAATATGAGTATGAAGATACCAAAAGATGTCCTAGACGACAAGGGCATTGTATACAATCAGAAATACCCGTACAGAGAACTATCCAGGGTAACTAAGAATCACAAGAGACACTACGCCACCCCAGATGGCAGACAGGTACCATCAGTGACCACCGTGCTGAGTGCCACCAAAGATATGACACATTTACACGCATGGCGTAAAAGGATTGGTGTGGAGAAGGCACAGCAGATCACCACAGAGAGTGCAAATATAGGAACGGTGATGCACCGTAGCCTGGAGAAGCATGTTAAAGGTGAGGACAGAACTCCCGGCTCAAATCTTATACAGCAGAAAGCACACCGGATGGCCAACGTTATTATTGACAATGGTCTGAATAATGTAAGTGAAGTATGGGGATCAGAGGTATCACTGTACTACCCGGAACTGTATGCAGGCACAACTGACCTGGTTGGTGTGTACAAGGGCGAACCAGCCATAATGGATTTCAAACAAGCTCGTAGACTGAAGAAGAAAGAGTGGGTGGAAGATTACTATCTGCAACTGGTGGCATACGCAGAAGCACACAACAAACAATATGATACACAGATCAAGACAGGCCGTATTTTCATATGCACACAGGCCAACGAGTATCAAACATTTGACATAGACAACTACGACCAGTGGGTAGGCAAGTGGTACGCAAAATTGGAGCAATACTACAAGTTAATACTGTAATAAATAACTGTATATGCCGATAGTACAGATATCTAGAATACAACACAGACGTGGAAAACGAACAGATCTGCCTCAATTGGCCGCGGGTGAACTGGGTTGGGTAGTTGACGAACAGAGATTATTCATTGGAAACGGTACCGTGGCAGACGGTGCACCAGCGGTGGGAAACACGGAAATCGTTACTGAAGGCAGTTCAGCATTCACAACGGCATTGAGCCACACCTACAAAGGCTACCTCGGTGACAGCACACCAGTTGGCACAGCACAACAGAGAACACTACAACAGAGATTAGATGACTATGTGTCTGTGAAAGACTTTGGTGCAACAGGTGATGACAGCACAGCAGACGTGACAGCGATACAGAATGCAATAGATGAAATTTACAAAGACACAGACAAGAATGACACAAGATCAAGGAGAGTGCTTTTCTTTCCGGCAGGCACATACAAGATAAACACCGCACTCAAAATCCCACCATTCGCACACTTGGTAGGTGAAGGACCAGACAAGACCATAATTAAGAATTCAGGCAACAACGCTGTGATGGTTACACAGGACGACGATGGTAACGTTGGCGCTGACATAGGTAACTCAGGCGCTACAATCCCACAGCAAATACAAATCTCAAACATGACGTTAAGGAACACGGTTGCCTATGGTGGCATATCTCTTGATAGGGCTACAAGTGTTTACATAAACAATGTTAAATTTCGTGGATCATACGCCACTGGGGCAGATGCCTCAACATCAAAAGGTGTCACAGTAAATCATTCTAACGCAACATTAGAGACAAATCGTGTGACATTTAATCAATGCCAATTCACAAGTTTTGCTAGATTGGTAGACATCAGTTTCAACGCAACAAACATTAGATTCCAAGCATGTGATTTTTCAACTGCATTTCATGGAGCTCTACTTGGTGCAGAGATGGACGGTAGTACGGCAGGATTGAATGAGGGACCAAGGGACGTGCAATTTGTAAGTTCAAGTTGGAGCAATATAGGACAGCAGGCCATATTGGTAGCACCAGCGACAGGTGCCACAGACGGCGCAGGTCCAAGACACATAGTTTCACACGCTAACTTCTATTCAAAGGATGTAGGAAACAACTTCCAAGGAACAGGCACATTCGGTGAAGTTCCAGTAATACAGTTTGACAACGACGAATGCACATCTGTACAAGACTTCTTTGAAAGAACAGACCTAAGACAATCAGATGGCAGTTCAAACTTGAATGCCGCACCAGAGGTCCAGGGAATAGGTGTATCATCTAAGTTGATTAAATCACAGACTTTACCTGACAACACATCGTCGGCCACTACGATAAACGAATATCCAGCACTTACAAGTAAAGGAATATCAATAAAGTATAAAATTACTAGAGGGACTCTTGATAGGACAGGTGAATTTATTATCAGTGCATCTACGACAGCAGTAGGTTTCGATGATACATTCACAGAAAGCGGTGCTGATGTTGGTGTCACACTGTCAGCGGTACTAGACGACAAAGATTCCACGGCTGGTAATGAGACAGTTGCATTTAAATTCGTAACTACAAGCACAGGTACTGCCGCAACAATAGATTACCAGACAACAATCATAGCATAATTTTTCACAAACAGATAGACAGAAAACTTTTTTTGTCGTAATATTAGTACATTATAAAATTACATAACGACGCTGTAATTTTATTCGTACGAAGGGTAAGCAGAAAACTAAAAAAAAATTAAACACACGGATTTAGATAAATATGGATACAACAAAAACAAAAATCAAAAATAAAAATTACAAATACTTAATGCCGAACAACAACTCTAGTACGATCAAAGTCCAAAAAAGAGATGGCCGGCTGGAGAACCTTGACATCAATAAAATCCATTTCGTCGTTGAAGAGGCGTGTGAAGGACTTACTGGAGTATCTTCTTCTCAGATAGAGATGAATGCCAACATACAGTTCTATGACGGCATGACCACAAAAGATATACAGAATGTTTTAGTTCGTTCGGCAAATGATCTTATCAGTTTGGAGTCGCCAAACTATCAGTACGCCGCGGCTAGACTTCTTTCCTATGACGTGAGAAAGGAAGCACATGGTCAGTACGAATACATTCCTCTACTTAAACTTATTTTAAGAAATATCAGATCAGGTGTGTATGACAAAGGCATACTGGACAAGTATTCCAAGACTGAAATCAAGAAGTTCAACACATGGATCAAACGAGAAAGAGATCTTAAATTCACTTACGCAGGTCTTAGGCAGATATGTGACAAGTATCTGGTACAGGACAGAAGCACTGGCCAACTTTACGAGACACCGCAGGACATGTACATGATGATCGCGGCCACACTGTTCGCGGAGTACCCAACGAAAACGAGGATGAGTTATGTTAAAAAATATTATGACGCAATCAGTCTACACAAAATCAATATACCAACTCCTGTTATGGCTGGTGTTAGGACTCCTATTCGTCAGTTTGCTAGTTGTGTCCTCGTGGATTCAGACGATACTCTCCCTAGTATATTTTCTAGTGATATGGCTATCGGACTTTATGTTGCACGTAGGGCCGGTATTGGAATCAATGCAGGGCGTATCAGAGGCATAAACTCTAAGATAAGGGGAGGGGAGGTCCAACACACAGGAGTCATTCCGTTCCTAAAGAAATTCGAATCCACTGTGAGATGTTGCACACAGAATGGTGTGCGTGGTGGAAACGCAACTGTACACTTCCCAATATGGCATCCTGAAATAGAAGACATCCTTGTGCTTAAGAACAACAAAGGCACAGAAGACAACAGAGTGAGAAGAATGGATTACTCGATACAAATCAGCAAAATGTTCTATGAGAGATTCATGAACGAAGAGGACATAACACTTATCTCTCCACATCAGGCTCCAGGACTCTACGAAGCGTTTGGCACTGATGAGTTTGACGACTTGTACTTGAAGTATGAGGCAGACAAAACAATTCCAAAGAAAACAGTGCCAGCACAGGACCTGTTCTTTGATCTTTTAAAAGAGAGAGCAGAAACAGGCAGGATCTACATAATGAACTTGGATCACTGTAACTCTCACAGTTCATTCAAAGACAAAGTTTCAATGAGTAACCTGTGTCAAGAAATAACACTGCCAACCACACCCATACAGGACATACACGACGAGCAGGGAGAGATTGCACTCTGTATACTGTCAGCGGTCAATGTAGGTGGACTCAATGATTTGAGTGAATTAGAAAACATCTGTGACCTAAGTGTTAGAGCACTGGAACAAATCATAGACTATCAAGACTATCCAGTTAAGGCGGCAGAGGTAAGCACAAAGAAAAGAAGAAGTTTAGGAATTGGATATATTGGACTGGCACACTACATCGCAAAACATGGCGTCAAGTATTCAGATCCAAAGGCTTGGGAGTTGGTAGACAGACTTTCTGAAGCATTCCAATACAACCTATTGAGAGCAAGTTGCAACATAGCAATGGAGAAAGGCAAGTGTGAAGGATTTGAAAGAACAAAATATGCAGACGGACTACTACCGATTGATCACTATAAAAAAGAAGTGGATGAGATTGTACCACACAAACAGAGAATGGCATGGGAAAGTCTAAGGAAAGACATTGCCAAGTATGGACTAAGACATAGTACACTGTCAGCACAGATGCCAAGTGAAAGTAGTTCTGTGGTTTCAAATGAGACAAATGGCATAGAACCACCAAGAGCATTGTTGGCAATCAAGAAAAGCAAGAAAGGTCCACTGAAGCAGATAGCACCAGGGTTCCCTAAACTTAAAAATGATTACACACTGTTATGGGATATGCCAAACAATACAGGTTACATCAATGTTGTAGCAATGATGCAGAAATATTTTGACCAGGCCATATCAGGCAACTGGAGTTATAACCCATTACAGCATGAAAACAACGAAGTGCCTCTTTCGGCCATGGCACAGGACATGCTTACAGCATACAAGTATGGGTGGAAGACGAGTTATTATCAGAACACATACGATTTCAAAGGGGAGGAAGAGGATGTACAACCAGCGGGCATAGCCGCACAATTAGAAGACGACGGAGAGGATGTTATTCTCGAACCTGAAAATCCAATTGAGCAGATAAGTAGTACCGCAGACGACGGTGAGTGCGACGCCTGTACAATCTAACATTATAAAATTATGACGACAAAAACAGTTTTTAACCAGGAGAAAGTTGACTTTACTAAACAGCCTATGTTCTTTGGCGAGGACGGTGGCATACAGAGATATGACGAGTTCAAGTATCCACAGTTCGACAAACTGAATCAAACAATGATAGGTTACTTTTGGAGGCCTGAGGAAGTTAGTTTGCAGAAAGACAGAGCAGACTTCATGAACTTCAGACCAGAACAGAAACACATATTCACATCAAACTTGAAATACCAAACACTGTTGGATTCTGTACAGGGCAGAGGACCAAGTCTTATGTTCTTGCCATATGTTAGCAATCCAGAACTGGAAGGTTGCATAGTGACCTGGGATTTCTTTGAAACAATACACTCACGTTCATACACACACATCATGAAGAATGTTTACAGTGATCCCTCAGAAGTTTTTGACACTATCTTACAAGACAAAGAGATTCTAAAGAGAGCAAAGAGTGTCACAGGTGAGTATGACAAGTTTGGTAGCATGGCATTGGATTATGCTGTGGGCAAGAAAGTGGACATGTTGGCTCTCAAGAAACAACTTTACCTAGCAATGAACACAGTTAACCTACTAGAAGGTCTGAGATTCTACATATCGTTTGCCTGCACATTCGCATTTGGTGAACTGAAACTCATGGAAGGTTCAGCAAAGATACTTTCATTGATAGCAAGGGACGAAGCAACACACTTGAACCTTTCCACACACGTGATCAAGGCATGGCAAAAAGGTGATGATCCGGAAATGACCAAGGCCATGAAAGGCACAGAGAAGACAGTGATACAGATGTTCAAGGACTGTGTCGAAGAAGAGAAAGCATGGGCCAAGTACCTTTTCAAAGATGGTTCTATAATAGGACTCAATGAGAAACTGTTGGGCAACTACGTTGAATGGATTGCCAACAAGAGACTGAGAGCACTGGGATATGATCCACTATACGACATATCAGCATCAGCAAACCCACTTCCATGGACGCAACACTGGCTATCATCAAAAGGTATGCAGGTGGCACCACAGGAAACAGAAGTAGAGTCATACATAGTTGGCGGCATCAAACAGGATGTCAAGAAAGGTCAATTCAGCAAGTTCAAACTTTAGAATTTATACACATGGATAGTAAAGATTACAAACCGGTCAACACGAACAAGGTTAAAGAGAATTCTTCTCCATTCAAAGGTCCATTGGGATGGTTGGACAACAGACTCCCTATATTCAGAATGTTCAAACATGAGTACTTGGACTTCCAGGTACCAAAGAATCTAAATTACTTTTGGAGTTTTGGGGCGATACTAACATTTACTTTGCTCGGTTTGATAGCCACAGGCCTGGTGTTAGGAATGCATTACAAACCTAGTGTCGCAGAAGCATTTGATAGTGTTGAGAAGATAATGAGAGATGTAAATGGTGGTTGGTTGTTGCGATACGCACACATGAATTTGGCATCATTCTTTTTTATTGCGGTCTATATCCATATGTTCCGCGGATTATACTTTGGTTCGTACAAAGAACCAAGGCAGTTGATGTGGATATTTGGAATCATTATATATTTTTTAATGATGGCCACTGCTTTCCTTGGATATGTTTTACCATGGGGACAGATGAGTTATTGGGGAGCAACCGTAATCACAAGTCTATTCGGAGCCATACCTCTAGTTGGAGACTCGATAGTTACATTATTGTGGGGCGATTACTCTGTCGGCGATGCCTTCCTTAATAGGGCATTTATACTGCATTGGCTGATTGCTTTCATTATAGTTTTGGTTGTTGTATTTCATGTCATTGCTTTGCACATGACTGGATCAAACAATCCCACAGGTGTTGAACCAAAGGACACTAGGGACACGGTATCATTCCACCCGTACGTCACTATGAAAGACATGTACGCCTTCTTGGTTTTCCTATTGGTGTTCATGGCATTTTTGTTGTACATGCCAAACATACTGGGACATCCTGACAACTACATAGAAGCCAATCCAATGGTAACACCAGCACACATTGTACCAGAATGGTATTTCTTACCATGGTATGCAGTGCTTAGAGCGATTCCTGACAAACTGGGAGGTGTAATTGCTATGGTATCTGCCATAGGTGTAATGGCCTTGTTACCTTGGCTTGACACCAGCAAAATTAGATCTTCGATTTACAGGCCAATATGGAAACAGTTTACTTGGTTCGTGGTAGGCGATTTTTTCTTGTTGATGTACTGTGGAGCCATGCCAGCGGAAGGCCTATGGATTTTGTTGAGCAGAATAGGTACTGGTTATTGGTTCCTTTATTTCCTAGTGCTGGCCCCCGTCGTGGGATGGCTTGAAAAACCCCAATTGATACCAGACGCTATACACCTTGCAGATAAGAAAAAATAGCAATTTTTGGCATCCATAAATACTTGTATGCCAGCAATATCAAGAGACATAAGAGATTTAGCCAAGACAGGACATGCCTGTACAAAGTTCATAGGTTGTAAAGCCACAGCAAGGTCGGTGTTCGCCAATGGTTCAAAAGTGTTAAGGCCCGGTGACCCATTGCTACCCCACACCATTCTTGTGTGTTGTCCACTGAGATGTGAAGGACATCCTGCCGTGATCAACGCAGGATCACGAACAGTTTTCGCAGAGGGCATTCCGGTGGCCAGATTGGGAGACTCCGCAGACTTTGGAGCATTGATACAAGGTTCGGATAACGTATTCGCAGGATAGCCCATGACAGTAAACAAAGGATTAGCATCACTGGCGGACAATCAACCAAACTTCTCCAACCAGGCATTGGAGAACGCAATCGGCACACTGAAAGTTGGGTGGGTAACAAAAAGTTTTGAATTGGACTCTGTGATAGCCAGTAATGGAGTTCTCACAACATCGCAGAAGAATGATTTGAAAGATGACATCAACAATGTCACACACCTGAACTTGGGAAGGACTTTGGGAGATCTGATTAGGCACACTGCAACGATCATTGACGGCTCGATAATTCCAGGCAACCCTGACATATCATCTGGCCCTAACGGACAGGGCACTTTTATAGAAATCCTAGGATCTGTGCAGGGACTTCAGATAACAATCCCATCACTCTACGGCGTGCCAGCATCAGACAAATCGAGGTCAGTAAATGATCACCTTGGCATATTGAATAACATCTTCCTCGAGACCGAAGATAGTTCAGTCCCTGTGTTCACATCGCTGTTAGAATCTATAAATTTTATCGTTACAGCGGATTTGGCCACGGAGACGGCATTGGAGACGGCATACGACAATCTCAAAGCATTTATTAACAGCGTGGAAGCGGACTCCACAGACTTCCAACAAACGCTCGACGGATTTGCCACAGCAGTGGCAACGGCACACACTAATTTTAACAATGCACTGGCGGCAGAGCCTTTGCTAACACACAAGAACAATCTCATAGCACAGAGAGAAAAGATCAATGTCCAGTTGTCTTTAGAGAACAGCAACATTACAGGACTAAGGACGTATCTTGAGTCATTGTCTAACAACCTAGCATTTACGTCCATGGCGTCTGACCCAACGTTGAGAAGACTGATGACCAAGGTTGCTCAGAACAAGCAATGGCAGACCTACTTTGAGAACTATGAGAACGAACAGGCCAACATGAATCCCCTTTACACGACAAGCACAGACTTAGACAAGAGTGCTCTGATTGATCAAATTTACGCCAACTCGGGACTACCCGATGTTTTGGAGTCAGTGGATCTTGTGGCTGTGGCGGAAAAGGCACAGAGAGATAACCGGATCGACACAGCAGGGTTCGACAGTCTGACCGAATCACAGATCATAACCAAGGCCTGTGATCAGTTGGGTATAACAACTGCCAACCGAGACATCTTTGGTTTGAGTGAATCGTTACTGAACAGCATGAATCAACATGATAAAGATGAGATAGCAAGGCAATTGGACGCTAACGAATCAGCAAACACCATAAGTTAATGTTTAAAGAAGTAATAGGCGACTGGCCCTTGTATGACAAATTCATACTGACTTCGTGTGATGAGTCCTATCTCAACAGATACTTTCCAAGATTCTATAAATCCTTTACACAAAAATGGCAACTACCCATACATGTACATGTAGTAGATCCATCTGCCCTTTCATTGCAAAGGCTACAAAAACTTCAAGTGTCTCACACATACTGTGAAACGAACGACAGCATACTGAAATGGCCATACTCATACGTGACCTACTGTCAAGCACAACGTTTCATAGTATTGGGACACAAAGTACAGGCCAAACAGCACGTGATAGTAGCCGATGTAGATTCGTATGCATTGAAACAACCAAGTGAATCTCAGCGTCATCACCTCTTGAAAGACATGGCATTCACTACGTACAACGACAGACTGATGGCCACGTTCTGTCATTTCCATCCAAGCAGAAGAAGTGAAGCACTGCGGGCCGCCGAACAAATGACTGAAAGCATCAAGCACACAGACATGATAGGAGTTGATCAAAAAGTCATTAAGAAGTTTTTTGGTAATCTGCCTTACACGGAACTCAAAAATAGCCTATGGATCAGGCACAGAGATATCAAGACAGAGCAGGACAGGCTGGAGCATCTGGATTGCCTTGTGTATCATGAGAAAGGGACTAGAGGCAAGAACAGAACAGTGGAGACAACATGGACAGATATAGGGTTATAGAAAAATTTGCAAGGCAAAACAACTGGACACAAGGCCTAGAACTGGGTGTATGGGTCGGGGTGACCACGTTCTGGTTAATGAAGAACACAAACGTGAACATGACCTGTGTGGACGCCTGGGAGGTGCAGGACGACAACCCCGAGTACGACTGGCAGTACAACAAGAAGCCTGTGTTCAAAGGCGGGAAACTATTACGCCTAGAGGAATTCAAACACCAAGGACAGATATGGAATCATAATGCTAATGAACAGAGATTCCGTGCAGATGCTGAACAGTGGAGAGACAGGATCAAAATTATCAAGGGAAGATCATTAAATGTACTAGATCAGATACCAGATGACAGCATGGACTTCATATTCCATGATTCTGATCATTCATATCCCTTTGTTAAGAACGAGATCCAGGCATTCCTGCCTAAACTTAAATCAGGAGGTTACTCCATGGGAGATGATCATAACTGGACACCTGTGGCACAGTCTGTAGACGAAGCATTCAAAGGAAAGTACAAGGTTACCGGCAAGGATGTTTGGTACGCTGTGAAGGATTAATCCTCTGTCTTTTTGCAACCTATCTCAATACTTTCATAGGGTTCATTATACATTGAGAATATGTCAGTCATTCCATAGAAACGGAACTCAGCATCTCGTTCACATTCATTTAATGTCTGGTATGTGACATTATCGCTATCATCGAAGTTAGTGCATTGGACTTCGCCGTTGACGAGAATACACATCACCATGAAAAGTTTATACATAATAATAGTTATGGCCCGTTCTGTTGCAAGGTGGGCCAAACCCCTGAAATTATTGGTTATTACGCCGCTAATCTCAATTCAGGCATACTGACTGTTAAATCAGCAAACCCTAATGCTTTTTTGTTTGCATTTAAAAACTGGACGTAACCTCGTGCCTACTGGAAGTTCTCGTAAAAAGTTTCAACGTGAATCGATCCTAATTCCACCCCTCAAGTTTCATTGCTTAAATGGTGGAGTGGCTGGGAATTGCACCCAGGTCTTCACCGTCTATTGATTTTTAGTCAACAAACTCAATTATAATTATAGCCTAAGGTTGACGTCTTGTCAACTTTGTGCTAAATTAGTTTATATGCCAAAAAATAGAATATTCAAGATCACAGACGGAACAGAGACCAAAGAGGTCGAGGCCATGTCTTTTAAGAAAGCAGTCAAGTCATTTCAGGGCAGTTCTAAAGCCAAGATGATAACTATCGAATGGATGACCAAGGGCGGAGAGCTCTTTGTCAAAGACCAGAAATTACCACTTGGTAGAAAGAAAAAGATAGGACGTTAGACAAGAAGTGAGAGTGAGCCATAACCCATTAGTAAGATTGCTGGTAAAAGCCAGAATGGCCTATGCCGATCTGAGAGGACATCACGGCCACAAGTGGGACTACGAGCCAGGCGAAAACTACATGGGCATGAAAAAAAGCAAGTACTGGCAGAAGAATCACAAAGTCAAATGACCAAGACGATGTGGACTATATTACTGGTTTACACATCAATTTTTGTATACGGTTGCATTGTTCTAATCTAAACACTAGCACTTTACTTTACACATCTTAAACCTAAATATTAGTGTGAAGCGACCAAAAACGAAGACCGCTTATTGGTCAATGATCCGTAAGAAGGCCCCAAAAGTGCCTGACATCACTTGCCCTGCTATTGACCAAATACTCAATAGATTGGAGAAACAAGTTGATAGGACTCTCACACTGAGACAATTCAAAACAATAGAACGCAGGATGGAGAAATTGCGTACTGCCAACGAGAAACTGCGAGAGTCTGGCATATACTGGCACGATGCCTGCAAAGACACAGTGAGGGACCTCCTCGGCAAGAAGAAAATGAGATAATTAAGTGTATGTGGAAAGTACTCATCGTAATATGCACCCTAGGGAATCCGTGTCTCATGTTCGATGAAGACCCTGTCAAATGGTACAAGACCGAAACAGAATGCATGAAGGCGGCCGAAATAAAAGCGAGTGAAATGACAAATACATTCATAACTTTTGGATATTATGTTGAGAGCGAAGCACATTCTTGCATGTATGTCGTACAAAAAAACGAAGCCTAGGTTGACTGATCTCAGAAATATGCTATAATAATGATGTAATTTAGGGTTTATCCTATTGTAGGAATTCTGCCCTCGATTGCACTCATTAACTATAGGAGATCATATGAGCAAAGTAAAAATGCTTCTGGACGTTGTAAACGAAGTCAAGAAAGAAGCACCAGAAGATGTTCCAAACTGGAACAGCAAATTGGCAGAAGCCAAAGTTAATTTACAGAATCAAATAGCCAAAGGCAGATTGTTGCCTAGAGGTGTTGAAGACCATCCCTTAGAACACTTCGCATTCAATTATTCAGTACAGAGAGATGTAAGGGCAGGACACGTGATGAACATCATGAAGAAGTTTGACCCTAGGGTCTGTTGCCCTGTGTCTGCAGTCAAACGTTCAGACGGAGAGACACTGTACATATTCGACGGACAACACAGAGCAGTTGCCCTAGCACTGCTAGGTTGGAAGAAGATTCCAGTAACAATAGTAGAGACAGATGAACCGGCCTTTGATGCCGAAGCATTTGAAATAGTCAATGACTCGGGCATACTGAGGGCAGGCACAGAAGAGATACACAGATGCCTACTACACAGATACAAGATGGGCGAAACTGAAACTGAGAGGGTGGCCACAGCACACGCAGTACAAAAGATTTTTGATGAGTGTGGCATAGACCTAGAGCCCAAAAGAGTTAGGAAGAGTCCAGGTAAGTGTGGACCAAACAAGCATTACTTCTCACATTTTGATTACGCATACAAAGGCATCAAGATGTCAGGTGAAGAAGGATTACGTGATGCACTCAAGGCAATCAAAGAAGTGTATGGTGACGAAGAGGGTGGAGAGATCAATCAGGGTCTGTTTATTGGATTGATGAAGCAGTACCAGATGGGTGCAGAGGCAAAGAGGTTGAGCAGACTGCCTGAGGATTGGATGTTGAAGATACTGTCCACAACCAAGGAAGTTTGTCCAAGTGCCACATTGATACACACGGCAACAAAGAAACAGTGGCAACACGCAAACGGTGTTGGCTGGGACGCTCCGGTGGCGATGGGCCACATGCTGAAAGAAGTTTATCAGATAGAGCAACCCGAAGGCTTTGAACCGAGCTACATGCCAAACGTAGCACTGAAACTGGACGAGGGCGATATAGCATCAGATTCAGAGGCACAGACGGCGTTCAACAAGTATGTCAAATAAACTCTGCTATTACATATGCAAGGTGACCAAAGCCGTGCCGGACTCGGTAAACTTCTTCGAAGATGAAGAGGAATATGGTTATGGTTTGCCTTGGAAAGATGTCCTTGCAGAAGTTGAAAAACATTATCGTGATGGTGCAGATGCAGTGGAATTAGAAATGATAACGGAGGAACAGTTCAATGATAGACTACCAAAGCCTTGCTAACCTACCAGAGATTAACTTCAAGGGCAAAGGCAGACCTGAGCTCAAGGAACTTGCAGAGTACATAGATCACATGAAAGCGGATCTCTTCAATGAACGTTGGAGCCAAGCCACCAAGAAGCACATCAAAACTTCATTGGTTCTTTACATAAGATCCATGCAGAAGCAGTTGGCACCCATGGGATACCATTACAAAGCACACAACGTCATTGGCAAACAACATCTTGAACACGTGATACCACAGAATAAAATCATCACTGCCTATCTACACGACAAGATATCATCTGAACTAGTTCTTCAGATGCCTTTGTGCTTGATCGATGACGCTGACAAACACATACTGGAAGGAGACTGGCAACAGGCAGGCAATTGGGAGTACCCATTCCGTAGATACAAGTTGGCAGGATACACCAAGGTGATCAAAGATGTCCGTGGCAATATAGTAAATCTGGATACCTACACCTTACATGATCACTTCCGGATGTTGGGCGTGGTTGACTTATCTTAATATTTGTGTATAATTAGAAAAGCAAATCCACCAGAGCTGGTAAGGTACCAATTCTCATTTGCAAACTACACATAGGAGACGCTCTACGTCGATGATGGATAGATAGCCGTAAGGCGAGGTTGGAGTCGATGACAGACTGGTGGAGAGCTGAATCATTATGCCAAGCGAGAAAACAAAGAAATTACTGGAGGGACTGGGCAAGATAACAGACTCTGCTCCCAGCAAGTTCGAACAACAGAAATTCCATTCCTACACTAACAGGTACTATCCCAACCTGTTACACCAACTGCCGGCATCCTACGACAAGGCCAAGAAGAAGAAGGACGAAGACGGCGACGAGTACATTATGATAGACAGGGTGTATGGATCACTTTATGAAAGTACACTGCACCAGAAAGATGGTACAATCTACACAGGCAAGCTCTACAATAAACGTAGACTGGTTACCCGGAAGGATGCAATGACCAATGAGAAGAACAACTTTTACAGTGCCTGCGTGAGCACGGCAGATGGTAGATGGTTCGACAACTGTGGATTTCCAATAGAAGCACCCACTAAACTGGAACCAGAGAAACAGCCAGATCCAGAAGAACTAGAACTAGAGCGACAAAGGAAACTGGAAAACGCCAAGGCCAAAGAAGCGGCCATTTTGGCCAATCTTAAATAAATATTTCTGTAACGCCATCATTCCGATGACGTCGGCAAAAAAAACGACATCTGTGCTTCAATGCACGTGCCGTGCCGTGTGCGACACCGCTAACACAATCAACATAGGTATAACACAGTGGTCTTTATTGACTCCTATTGCCTACTGTGTTATACTAAAAGGTAATATGGCAAATTTAAGAATCAGTGCTGAACAAATAGATAAATCACAAAATCGTTACGACAATAATAAATTTTTGCACGTCCACCCTTATGACCCTAAAATATTAGAACAGGTAAGGCAAGATATGTTTAAACCACGTACCTGCAAAGAATTTATAGAATGGGTTGATACTCATCCGCACTATGATGTAATTGCTGAGGCATCTAGCCAATACATTAGAGGCACTGAAAGGTCTGAAGTGTTTTGGAAATGTGCTCAGGTCAACACAGACTGGAAAGCGATCATGGAAAAAATTTCTAATTATGCAAGGCAAAATAAAGTTGATGAAGAATTTAACACAGATTACACAAAGGAATGGCGTATACATGATATGAAAGCACAAGACACTTTCGTACCTTTTAGGCATAACAGTGAGCTCGACAATCAAAGAAAGCATGGCTTCAAGAAACAGTATCAGCTCATAGAAGTTACCCTTACAGACATATTTCCTGAATTAAAGGAAATCGAATCCGTTTTTGAAATGGAATGGGTGAAAACTGATATTAACTATCAACCAACTAGTGGTGCCTTCCCTAGACATGTAGATTTTCTTTCCACAACTTTTAAAAGAGCAATAGAATACGATCCTGAGATTGCAAATACAATGTATGACCCAATGACAAAAAATCCGCAAGGATGGAGACTTAAAAGAATTTTGTTGGCCATGGACAATTGGTATCCTGGCCAACTTTTTGGATTCGAAGAACACAATTGGACAAATTGGGTAGCAGGTGAAACAATAGATTTTAATTGGCCGCACTGTAGACATGCCACTGCTAATAGTGGATATAATGCGAGACCATTGCTTAAAATTACAGGTCTAGTGCGAGATGATCACTGGCTGGCCAAGAATGAATTTAGGGAGTTCAACATATGAAATTTTTAGAACTGAGAAAAGAATTAGTTGATAACATAGATGCAATAACTGAATCAGATGTACTTCTTTTGGAAGGCAAATTGATATTTGAAAAGCAAAGCAAGGCTGATTTGGTTAAAAAATATTTACAAAACAAATTTAGTTCAACACATAAGATAATTGACTCCAAGCCTCTAGAATGGAAACATTGGTCAACCAAGTATGAAAGTGAATTACAATTAAGGAAAATTTAATGCTTACTGAAAAAGAAAAATGGGAACAAATTGCAACGGTAAATGATTATATCGATTTTTTGGAAGACAAGACTATCGATTGGAAAACCTTAAATGAAAGTTTTATTGATAAGGAAAGAAGCGGATTTTGGGTTCCAGCCAATATAAAAAATTTACCTAGTGCAAGTGAATTGATAGATAGGCAACCTGCAATCAAAGCCAACGAACTTAACCGAACTACCATGACACAAAGTGAACTAGAGTTACACGAAAAACACAATTATGGTAACGGTTATGACAGACACGAAGCAGACGAAAGATTTTTAAAGATAGCGTCTTTACTTGGTTTTAATGACACTAGTGTTTGGATTAATAATCAACCTCCAGGAGCAATGATGGCAAGACACGTTGACACCATAAGTTGTCTTGTGCATGAAAAAATTGATGAAATCAAAAATGATCCATTTGATACTGAACTAAGACAACCGGCGAACTCCAAACCCATTTATAGATGTTTTGTTGCTTTGGATGACTGGTACCCCGGGCAGATACTTAATTTTGAACCTCAGTTCTGGACGGAGTGGAAAAAAGGTGACGTGTGTTTCTTTCATTGGCGTACGACTGCCCATAGCACTGCAAATACTGGTTGGCATCATAGGCCTTTACTGAAAATAACCGGGACATTGAAGGATCCAAGTTGGGTTCATAGTGGCAAAATTAGGAGTTTTGATTATAATGATTAAGTTTGTAGATCTTAATAGATGCTGGCAGGAACTTAAATCCGATCTTTTACCTGCCTATGACGGGATCCATACAAGTGGTATGGTGTCGAACGGAAAGTATAGGACATTGGTTGAAGACCAGTTAAAAGATATGACTGGAAGAAAACATTGTAGGTTAACGACATCAGGAACTACGGCCATACAAGGGTCTCTGATTGCATGGAATATTTTGCAAAAGAAGGTTGCCTGTACAAATTACAGTTATGTCGCAAGTACTAATCAGGCGGCACTGTTCAACGATGTAATTTTATTTGATGTAAATGAAAATGGAAATATTGTAATTGACTCGGATGTTAATGTCGATGCAATTATTCCTGTTAGCCTATTCGGTAATCCAGTTGACTATGATACAATAACATCACACGTAGGAAATGCAAAAATAATAGCCGACTGTGCCCAAAGTTTAGGATCCAAATACAAAGGCGCTCCAGATGGCAGTCTAGGCGATTGTTCTATTTTAAGTTTTGCAACAAATAAGCCTGTACCGACTGCTGGAACACAAGGAGCAGTTTTGTTTGACGACGACAATATGGTAGAAAAAGTAGGTAGGGCTCTTAATAATGGCAAACTTTCGAGAAATTCAAGGATAGAGTCTCATGGAATAAATGGCAACTCCTATGAATTACAGGCGGCGCAAATACATTTTGGATTGAAGCGCCTAGAACAATGGCAAAGCAAAAGGAAACAGATATCAGAGTATTACATGTCTGAATTCAAAGATCTTCCCATCTGTATAATCAAAGCAGAAAAAAATTGTGATTCGAATTGGCATAAGTTTGTAATCAAAACTGACAAGAGAGATAGTCTTTGTGAATTCTTGAAACAAAAAGGCATAGATTCGCAAAAGCACTACACAGATAACTTCGCTGAATTTTTTGGATCTGGTAATGACGTTATGCCTACTACAGAAAAACTTTGTGCAACAGTTTTATCTATCCCTAACAATCAATGGCTGACTGATCAAGAAGTGAAACACATCAGCAATAATATCAAAAATTTTTTCAATGCTTGAATTGATTAACCCTGCTTTGGTCGGGATAGTTGCCGGACTGATAAGCGGATGTATTCCTGGAATTGGCAACTTTGCAAGTCTTATTATTTTATTTCCATATCTAATTAACCTTGACCCATTACAAATATTAATTCTATATGTTGCATTGACAACTATATCGCAATATATAGGCAGTATTCCTGCAATTACTTTTGGAATACCTGGAGAGTCTTCGTCTGTCCCTGCTGTGATAGAGTCACGTAATCTTAAAACACCTGAACAAATATACCAAGCGATTGTGGGCAGTGCAATAGGCTCTACATTTGGTGGCTTAATTGTACTGGCAATCACTTGGGTAATGTTAGATTGGCTTATACACAGTGTACATTTCTTTAACACTATAATACAATTTTCTCTTTACTGCATAATGCTGATAGGAATAATTTTTGTTTTTAAAGAGAATAGATATTGGGTCAATGTATTAATGATTGCACTTGGATTATTGCTAGGGCTAATTGGATTTAATAAATGGACACAAACAACCTATCTCACATTCAATAATGATTTTTTATTTCAAGGTTTGCCTATGATAGTTATCGTCATTATCTTATTAGGCATTCCCGAGATACTTAAAAATTATAAGACAAAGTTGCAATATAAAGATATAAGTTATCAACGTTGCAAAATAAAATTTAAATGGATTCAGTCTAGTTGGTATAGCCTGCTAGGTTTTGTAGGTGGTTTAACACCTGGACTCACAACGACCATGTCAAGCCAATTAGCATGGATGGATGCCAAGTTTCGGAAAAAAGATCCGGTCGATAGAATTATTGCATCAGAAACTGCCAATAACGCTGGTGCTTTCAGCCAATTACTGCCTCTTATACTTCTAGGTATTCCATTGGTGGGCAGTGAAGCATTGGTGTTAGGTTTGTTAGAAGGCAAGGGTTTTAGACTTGACATGACAACTTTTAACGACATTTTTATTGTGGTTGGAATATCACTGTTGTTTATTAATATCATTGGATTATGTCTTGCATGGCCATTGGCAAAAACCATTGTCAAATTGTTTCGGTTTAACATAAAAAAAATATACATGATAATCTTTTTATTATTCATAATGATTATTTTATATATTGGTTACATAAATTATCAAACTTATTACTATCTAATGGTTTCGATCTGCTTATTGCCACTTGCGTACATGCTTAGAAGAGTTGACACCATGCCCCTTATCTTTGCTTTCTTAATACATGACAGACTAATTGACACCGGATATAGAGTCATCAGTCTTTATTGGTAATAAATATAATTGGAGTCAAGTAAAATTATATGTTTATTCTGTGGCTTGACTTTAATCTCCACATATATTACTATAATTTAAAAAATAAAAAAAGGAATGAAAATGAATAAATTTATAGTAACTCTTATTGGCCTGATGCTATTCAGTAATGCAACCTTTGCCAAAGATAAACTTACAGTGTTAAATGCAGGCTCAAAAACGGGCTACTTCGCGATGCAGATGACTGCCATATCAAAAGATCTTTCACCACACTATGATGTTGATTTAAAGATACCTGGTGATTATTGCACAGCAATTAAAATGTTGGAAAATATAAAAGGACCAGTCCTGATGCCATGGGCCAACGATTTCGAAGCGATTGGAAGAGATGGTACAGGATGTGCCACCCATGTTGTAAATCCTACACAGGTTGTTAGATATGATATATCTGTAATGTGCCTGTGTTCAATGAAATACGATGCCGAGTCAATGATGAAAAATATACACAACGTAGGACACACGGTGCCGGCCAAACCATTTGATAGGGCAATTACGGCTGTGAATGAATCCTTTGGGACAAAGTTAAAGCCTATCGCATACGATGGTTCTGGGGCAACTAAAACAGGACTGTACAATGGAGAAGTTGATTTTGCCATGCTTTCATTTAAACATGGAAAAGATATCATTAAAAATGGTGGATCGTGTTTTTATGAATTCAGTGCTGACCCAAAAGGGAATTTCGAAGCACTCGGAATATTAGATCCTTCTAATAAATTACTGATCGCTGGGTATGATGCTGTCTGGTTGGCATTGAACATGACAGATGATCAAATTGCGGTGTTGAAAGATAGGATATTTACGGCTCACCAAAATCCAAATAGTTCAATCTACGGATACACAGATGGGGGCAAAGCAATAAAAATATATTGGAACATGACAGCAGAACAAACAACGCAAATGTGGGAGACAAGTGTACAAAATTTAAGAGATTAATTTTTACACTACAATATTATGAAACTAGATCATAATATACCAGGGCACAGACTTGATCCAAAACAGGCTGTGCCTGAATCTATATTAGAACAACATCCATGGCATTGGGATCCAATGAAGACAGACCATGATGATGCTTCCTGTTTTATGAAACAAATTGATTTCGACTGGGCAGGTCTTGAAAAATTTGCTATTCAAAAATGTAATCAACATCGAACTCCACAAAAATATTGGTGGTATGATTATGATAATCAGGCAGTGATGCACGGGCAAGACAATGTTAACAACATGCCTATCCGGAAACAAGCAGAAATGGCCTTAAAAGATAATACGCATACAATTCACAACAGTCAATACTTTAAGATAGCCAATGCGGAATTGGAACATTGGTACGAACCTCTATCACAGATGTTTCCTAAACTAAAAAAAGAAAAAATGGGAATCAGTCTATTTGTGCAAATGCCGGGGCATACTATATGGAGCCATGTTGATACCTATAGTAGTTTCATAAGGAGAACAGGTGATTCCAAAGCCGATTATTCAATACTTCGTAGATATATGGTTTTCGTAAAAGATTGGGATTGGGGACATTTCTTCCATTACGGTAATCACTGTTTCAACCAATGGAAGGCAGGAGACTGCTGGGACCTAAAACCAGGAATATATCATGGCAGTGCCAATGCAGGTGTTAACCCAAAAATTACAATACACTGGAGTGGTGAAATAAATGAAGAGGATTAATATTAAAGATGAATTCAACAAACATTTTCCATGGCATTATGATCCTTTTAAAAAAGATGCCAACGACTGCCCATCTTTAGGAAATCTTAATTTCGATTATTCCTCACTTGTGGATAGTGTCTTAGCATTATGTGAGTCTCAGGATCCAAAAAATAGTGGGCGAGGTTGGTCACACTATTTTGCAAACGATAAAATTAAAACAGACATCGTCGAATCAAGACCAGAATCTTTTCAGAAGATGTTTGCAGTCTGGCGTGATTGCGGCTGGACAAAGGAAAACAGTTGCTTCTATGAGTTCCAAGACGAAGAATTGGGCCACCTGTACAGGCCTATCATTGATGCTTACGAACAAAAATTTGGCCAGCTCGAGAACAAACAATTACGTGTTTTTGTGAAGCCTCCAATGACGGCTTTAGGCCTACATTGTGATACCTACAACTCTTATTCAAGAAAGTACAATGTTGAGCAATCTAAAATTTTTAGAGTGTTTACATTGGTCGAAAACTGGCAATGGGGACACTATAACTTACTTGGCAATGCAGATCTTCATCAGCATAGAGCAGGTGACTGTTATCAAATAAAGCCAAATGTGTTTCACCTATCTGGGAATCTTGGGTTGAATCCCATGATCACTATGAACATTACTGGCGTAAAAAAATGACCTTTGGGTACACTGTTGGCAATTTAAAGTTTGCAGATAAATTGAAAGCAATTGAAGTGTCACTGGAAAGCAACGATCCATTATCATTCCACACACCTACTGCATACGAAAACTTCGATTTTTCTCATGAACCAGTAGAAGATCTCAAAACTTTATTGAAGCATGAAGCAGTCAAGATTAGAAGCAAATATGACAATGTCAGGCTGTATTATTCTGGAGGTTCTGACAGCAAATTGATGCTGGACACTTTTATCGATAATAATATTCCCATCGACGAAATTGTTTGTCTTAAATCTGGCATTACAGATGCTGATGCAGAAATTGATCACTTTGCTCTGCCCTATCTTGCAACACGCGATCTAGGTAATTCTAAAGTAAATATATCTTGTCCCTCTAAAAAAGACTACATTGATTTCTATAAGAAAGGAATAGCAGAAAAAATTAACAAAGGAATGTTGACTTGGGATCCAAACTTTAGAATTGGAGTCAAACATGAATACTATAATGAAAAAAATTTTCGCAATAACACAGTGAATCTACATGGTTATGATAAGCCTAAGGTAATGAATGTCAATGGAAAATGGTATGCATACTTTCTAGACGTTGATATCGAACCAACGGCACATACATATCATTTTTTCTCACGAAATCCAAAATTACACAGTAAACAGGCACACCTTTGTATGCAGTTTATGAAAAATAGGATTATAAGAGAGTCCGACATATGGAAATATCAAAAAGAATGGAATAACAGTATTGGTAGAGAATCAGTATCACTTCCAACCAAAAAATTATTTTTTGGAGCAAAGGATAACTTTGTTCCTTACAACGGACACAAATTGTATTACTCTAATGAAAAAGAAAAAATTGCTTTAGGTGTTGCAATCGGATCTATGCCTGAAGCAATAGATGGCTGGATCGATACATTGAATGAACTTAAGAGTTACACTACTGGTACCTGGTGGAGTGATGGACAACCTGAACTAGGCACCGTTGGGGTCTTTTCAAAATTTTATTGCCTAAGCCAAAAAGAAACAAAAACAGTCGATCAACTGTTTCCTGATGGTTTCAAAAACCTAGCAAAATAGCGACTTCTACACCAGTTGACGGTTATACCATTACCATGTATAATAGTGGTAACAAAGGAGAGAAAGACAATGTATAAATGTTCAGCAAAAGCAAGTTTGGTAGTAGATCAGATTAGATCTAGATGCCAAGAGGACACGCAGACCAACAACAAATGGAGAGGTAGATCAGGAAACTACATGTACATCATGGGCAGAGAGAACGCCGATGGTAAGGCTACAGGTGTGGTACACAAGATCGCTGACGACGGATCACACAAGTTGTGTGGATCATTCAAGATCATGAGTGATGGTATCATAACAAGGTTCACAGGTTTGTCAAAAGCAGACTGGAACAATGCTATGAGAAATGCGGAAGCCGAGTACAAAGTGAAGTACGAAGCGGAAACAACAGAACCAGCAACAGAACAAAAAGTTGCAGTGTAAATTGACGATGCGTCCAAAAGCAAGTGGGCTCGAGTACCCCCATAGTGCCAACAAGGCCATATGCATAAAAATCTCGGCCCACACGCATCTTTGATTATGTCCAAAAAAAAGATTAAATCCACGATCTACGTCACACTAGGTGTCATCGTTGTTATTACGTTGACCTATGTGTACGGCACATTCAATCCAAACCAACACGTCATAACAAAGATCGAAGATCAGTTTCACAAGCATGAAATGAAGATCATAGAAGAGTTAGGCTTGAAAGAACCAGAGTTTGAATTCACAGACAAGCCTTCATTTATAAATGCTACATCAAATTGCGTGGCCTATCTAAATTGGACCACTGACAAAGAAAAAAGGATTCCTATCAGTATAGTAATAGCAATGGCAGGCATAGAGAGTGCATGGGGACAAAGCAGATTCGCCCGTGAAGGAAATGCCCTCTTTGGCGTAAGGACTTGGGATTTGGAAAACACTCCACACATGAAAGCACTTGGTAATCCAGATGCCAGTTGGGGAGTAAAGAAATACAAGACCAAATGCCAAAGTGTAAAAGACATGATACGAATACTGAACACGCACCCGGCCTATGATAAGTTCCGTCAATACAGGACAGCACAATTGGACGCAGGTGAATGGAATTACAGTGAACTTCTATCAGGTATGACTGCTTGGAGCACCAATCCAAATTACCAGAAAATAATACTTTCAACCATAGTTGACAATAAACTACCTTAACAGTATAATTTAGAATGGGATTCATACAAATGAAACTGCCGAAACGTATTCGACACAAGATCGAGAACTCCCGAAGGAACAGAGAGGCACAGGCCAATCATGAGGAATGGTTAGCATCGCAGGGCCTAGACACATACACACTCAAGCAGAAGGCAAAAGGATTTAAGGGTTACGACATACCTGAGTACAAGTCAGATCCCAACCAACCCAAGTGTGGTGACAAGATACCAGTAAACGGTGGCAGAAAGGCACACCCACAGGCCTACTCCGGAGAACGTAAGTTGTTAGGCATAGGCCTAATGCACAAGAGTAATCTTGTTCCTGTGTGGGACGAAGAAGGTGCCAAGGAGATCACCCTTATGAAAGGTAACAAGTGATGCAGAATCATTTAAGGAATGTAAGGGCATTGATGGAAAATGCCAAAAATTTTGATGTCACTCGAAAGATCGACACTTACGAATATGAGTCTCTGGAAAAACTGATACTGGACGACGACGTGAGGTACAGTGAGATAATGGAGATTTTCACTGACAAGGACTACCGAGATTGGTTCCATGAAAGGAACTTCAAAGGTAAGGAATACAACATAACCAAATTCCACGAGTTATGAAAATACGTTACTACAAGAAGATAGACGGCTGGCGATGGCTTGGCTTCATATTGGCCATGTTGAGTGCTTTCACATTGAGTGGCGGTAATCCAGATGTGCAATGGTTAGGATGGTCGGTTGCTTTGATATCTTGTAGCATATGGATATGGATGGGTGTCAAAGACAAAGATACACCAAGGGCACTCATGGAACTGATGTATCTTCTACTCGCAATCAGGGGTGTGTACAACTGGCTTGCCTAAAAACCTAGTAAAATCAACACTTCTAACAAGATCAACTTTGGTTGACGTATTTGGAAAACATGCTATAATTTAATATGATTAGACTAATAATACTATTTGCAATCTTCCTAGCGGTATATCCGATGATAGGTGATGGTTGGGCACAGTTCAGCAATGACTTTCCTGTTATTGCAGATGTTCCTAACTGGATATCAGAGCAGATTGCAAAATTTAACAAGTAAGGAAACAAATGAAGAACATGACAAAAGTGATCTTGATATTGGTAGCAGGCCTGATGTTGGCACAGTGTTCTACCTACAAGATCAAACCAGACATGAATAAAAGTGGAGTGGTGAACAAAACGCCTAAATGGTATGTTGAGTACAAACACGAAACTATGTTCAAGTACCAAGAGGCGGCCACTGCAATAAGTCCAGACATGGAATTAGCGGTGAAAAAAGCCACACTGTTGGCCAAAGCCAAACTAGTTGATCGTATCAACGGTGAGATGAATAACAGAACAACAATCACTAAGAACGAAGCAGGCACTAACGAGGATCTTAATGTCACTGCAGGTTCGCAGGATGTTGTTGTAAATGTTATAGAGGACACTCTTGCAAGAGGTTACGAAGTTACCAAACAGGAAATGTATATCACTAAGGCAAAGTCTTACAGAGTGTACGTGATGATAGAAGTCAGCAAGAAGGAAGTTGAAGAGATCATCAATCAAGTTAACAAAAGAAGATTGGCTTTAATTGACACCAAAGGTATCAATGACCAGGCTAAAGAGATATTGAACTAGGCTATGAGAAATATATATTACATCATTGGCCTGGCGTTCTTAACTTTAGCCTTAATCATATTCTCAACCACTGCGGATGCTGGCGGACCATGGAACGATCAATATTGTGACGTCGAGGTTACAAAGGTAAAAGTTGTGAACGAAAAAGGTGAAACAATAAAAAATTTAACAGAAGAGAAAGTCACCTGTAATGATGGAGCATCAGATTTCCTATTCGATTCAGGCATAGCAGAAAACTGTGAAATGTACACATGGGAGATGCCAATTAAGAACCAATTAGTGACACAGAGGCAAATTGCCTGCCAAAAAATAAATGGGGGTGGATATGAAATTGTTCAAGGTTATCACGGTATCGATTAGCCTTTTGCTGTCCAACATAGCATTGGCAGACACAAAAGGTCAGATAGGAAAGATGCCAACACCCGATTGGTGGGGGGAACAACTCAAATACAGCACAGTCAATTTCAAGTTCAGACGAACACAGTATCTTGGATTCTGGCTCAAACGAGAAGAGAAGAGTATGCACCAATCAGCAGTATATTTCGCACTGAATAATGCACATAACGGCGAGATTGTAAGTTGGTACAGCAAGAAGCGTTTGGCGGGCGGCAAGGTGCGTGTGATACATTCGTACCCTATATCAGGAGGATACTGCCGTACATACCAAGCATTCATACAGGTTAAAGGCAAATCACGTCACAGTACCAACAACGCCTGCAAATATATAAACGGCTGGCCTTGGTGGTTTTATAAATAGTTGTTATAAATAAGTACATAAGACAAAGGATTAAAAAACTATGGCAACAGTAATACCAAAATATAATAGAATTGTACAGGACCAGCCACAACAGGCGTTCTACATGGTCTCTATAAACACATCGGGTTTCTTAGACACAGAAACAAACAATGGTGGAAGAATATCACCATGTGTTGCTGAGGACTTCGCAACAGCACCAACAACTCTTGCACAGTCTAGATTAGTATCAAGAGGTGCATTAAGATTCAAAAAGATGTTGGAATTACTACAAGTTAGATCAAACGTGAGTGTTAGAAACTTACTAACAACTTATGGCAGTGATGCAGGTGATCAGCCAATTACTAAATTACAGTTCGGTCTAGTGTACGACAACGACAACTTCTTACCTACAACAGGTACTGCAGGTGACGGTTCAACAGCGACGACTACAAAAGTAGGTTTCATCAAAGACAAAATCACAGAAGCACTTTACGGCACATTCACAGAGAGAATGCAAGTGTTCAATCCAACAGCAGGAGCAGGCTTGATCCTGAACGAGGAGATCACTGCCGGACCTGTGTTATTGGTTTCACAAGATGATATCCTGGATGCGGTCACTGTGACAGAAGCGTTAGACACAGCAACAATGGTATCTGGTTTCAGACCAACGTTGGCAAGTGAGTTACCAACTGACAACGCTGACAACGACACAGCAGAGTAATAATCAATAATTTTTAATCGTAAGCGTGAGTGCAACCTAGTTCTAGGTGTGCAACAGTCAAGTAACCGTCTTCGTCAGTGAACATTTCAAGGGTTTGTTGTTTTTTAAGGACTAATGCTTTTTCGCATTCGGCTTTGGTATCGAAAAATCTTGGTGGATCTTCATGCATGGTATTGCATTCTAAAACCGTGACAGCACAGATCACTGCAAACATCTTGAACATACTATTAGTTATTAATCGTCTGCGTAGGTTATTCCAGATCCTGCAGTTGTAAATTCTGTGGAGTGATCACCTGACGCTCTGTAGGTTGCTTTCCAAGCCGCTGACCATATGGCATACTTGGCCTTCGTCGTGGCCCTGTCTGCCTTGGTATTGGCAGGTGTGCCTGTGTTGGTTGCATGAGCAATGCCGTTGGGTTCGAAAGGCCTAGTGGGCCTGTTCAATGTGTTTTGATATCCTGCTAATAGTGTCAGTGCCATGCTAATATTTACCAAACTATTCAGTAGCATAAATGCAGGCTTAATGTTATAGTAAATACACTTTATAAATGTTTATCGCGATACTCACATTACTATCGGCACTGTCCATTTCAGGGGTGGCAATCTTCTATTCCGTTATTGGACTTGCGACCATCTTCCCAGGTGCATTCGTACCTGTTGTGATCATGGGTGGAGTATTGGAAGTGGGCAAACTGATAACGGCCTCATGGCTGTACAGGAACTGGAAGTTCACTCCGTTCATGCTGAAAACCTATCTTACGACTGCTGTTATCATATTGAGTTTGATCACGAGTATGGGTATCTTTGGATTCCTATCAAAGGCACATCTGGAACAGAACCTAGCATCAGACACACTGATACAACGTATACAGATACTTGAGGACAAGATAGAAAGTGAGAAGATGTCTATCGAAAGACAGACTCTCATAATCAACAGGGCAGAGAAAGCCATCAGCAGAGACACAGGCACAGCATCAGGTGATATCGAAGTTCAACAATCAATCATTGCAGATGCTAATGAAAAATTGAAAACACTACTTGCGGTCGAGACCAACACGATACGAGATCTCAACGACAGGCTGAATACAACGGTCAAAGATCTCAACGACAGGCTTAAAACATTAGACAAAAACGTCAGTGATGTGTTGACATCAAACAAATCATTCTTCAATGAAGAGAAAGCGGCCGCGGACCTTAAAGCGTCACAGAAAGTGGAGCGTGAACAGATAGCGAACAAAATAGAAGAAGCACAGGAAACGATCGCGATCAAGATAACAGAGGCAGAGAAAAGGATAGCAGAACTAAAAACAGACCACAAGACAGAGATAGCCAAAGCACAGGAGATCATAGCAAACATGAGGACAGGATCCCAGGACAACAAGGGACAGTTCACCAAAGAGATTGAGACAGCAGAGAAGAAGATATTTGACTCACAGGGCAACATAGACCTATACATTGTGGAGAAGCAACCGCTCGAGAAGGACATGCTGACGCTGGAAGCAGAAATAGGACCTGTGAAGTACATAGCGGCATTGGCCGTGGATTGGGGTATAACGGACCAGGTAGAAACTAGCAAGGCTGTAAGGTGGGTTATATTGCTGTTGATCGTGGTGTTTGATCCACTTGCTGTGTTACTATTGATTGCGGCCAACCAGAGTTTGATGAGGAGATTCCCACCCGAACCACCCAAGCCACAGGAGATAGTGGATCTGGAGAAGCCAGACGAGGAGGGCATTGATCTCAAATGGAATGCAATGATGGATAAGTCTGATGCGGCGGCCAAGATGGAACAGGCCACTCAACAACTACAGGAATGGAAGGACAAACTAGAGTCGTTCAACAGCAAGGTAGAGAAACCTGAAGCGAAACCTGTTGAGATCATACAAGAAGACGACGATGTGATCCCACACATAGATCTCGTAGGCCAAAAAAAAACTGAAGACAAAGAAATAGTAGCAGATAACATAGATGGATTTGATCCAGATGAAGTTGCATATGATTGGGCCACAGAACCAAAAGTTGGCAAAGACAAGCAGTTAGAAGAATTCCAGAAACGTGAGCAAGAAGAACTTGCCGCACTCCAAGAGTATGCACGTAAGGCCATGGAAGAAAATGCAACAACAGTAACGGTTGAAGAGGCATTGAAAATGTCTGAAGCAGAAAGTGTTGAGACACCTATACAAGAAGAACGTATCAAACCTGACCTAACGGAAGTTATTGAACCAGAAGCCGAAATAGAAAAACCAAAGGATGTCGTCAAAAATTCAAAACCCAGAGTGATGAGGACAATACGACCAACCGAGGTCAGGCCCCCAAAGCCGATTCTGAGTAATTGGCAAAGAGCTGAATTACTCGACAACTTCCACAGAGAACATGGCAACTTCGAAGACGTCCAAGGATACGTGCAGAACGAAGAGCAGGGCGATACCACTACCTGGAAAAAAATAAAGAATAAAACCACGACAGAAGAAGACTACCACTCAAGAATGGAACAGAGGATTGAGGATTTACTGGCAAAAGTTGAAAACAAAGAAATACAACTTTCAGACTTGTCCGATGCAGATCAAAAAGTTATACTAGAGATTATAAATCAAAAGAATGGATAATATAAAAAACAAGATAGGAAATGTAACTTTGGTTACCCCTCCGTCGATGGTAGACCCAAATGGAGTCAGTTTCACCATTGTCGACCTAGATGAGGAGCAGAAGAAAATTTTTTCCAGTAAATTGGACGAACACTTTCTTAGTAGTGAAATCACAGTTTTTGTGTGGGATGGTAACAGTAGTAACGAGAAGTGGCTCGAAGAAGCAAATTTAAAAAGTGATTACGTGATTCAAGGAACACAAGATATTATTAAACAAGTGGAAACAATAAAGGTAGAGCATGACAGAAGAAAGTTTGATCTGTAATTTTTGCAGTAAATCAAGAAAAGACGTCACAAAGATGATAGTCGGTGCCAAGAAGACATCCATCTGCAATGAGTGTGTCACTCTTTGTGTAGAAATACTGGAAGAAGACGTGATAAAAGCACGTAAAGAGAAACTGTACGCAGGAGACAAGAACATTCTCAATCCTGTGGCAATCAAAGAACACCTTGATCAATATGTAATAGGACAGGACGCCGCAAAGACAGTGTTGAGTGTCGCTGTGGCAAATCATTACAAAAGAATAGTACAACCACCCATTGATTTTGACCTAGACAAATCTAATGTTATGGTGTTGGGAGCCACAGGAGCAGGGAAGACGCTGATGGCAAGGACAATAGCAAAATATCTTGATGTACCATTTGCAATCGCGGATGCGACAACTCTCACAGAGTCAGGTTACGTAGGAGAAGACGTTGAGAATGTTGTGCAAAAACTCTACGCCAATGCAGATGGCGATATTGAAAAGGCACAGAAAGGCATCATCTTTATAGACGAAATCGACAAGATATGCAGGAAAGGTGAAAACACATCGCTGACCAGGGACGTATCTGGCGAGGGTGTGCAACAAGGATTGTTAAAAATTGTTGAAGGAACTGAATGTAGAGTGCCGCCCCATGGTGGACGTAAACATCCTGACCAACAGACCGTGACCATAGACACGTCAAACATACTCTTCATCGTGGGTGGTGCGTTTACTGAACTGGAGAAACAGATAAGAAGGAAGAAGGCATCAGGGGGTATAGGATTTGGAACTAAACTGCAGGAACAAGACGACAGGAATTACCTGTCTGAAGCACAGCCTGAAGACCTGATCAAGTACGGACTGATACCAGAGTTTGTTGGTAGGTTCTCCATGATCACCAACATAGATCCGTTGAGTGAAGCACAACTGATAAGAATACTGACAGAACCAAAAAATGCTATCCTCAAACAGACTCACTATCTCTTTGGACTGGACAACATAGACATTGAGTTTACCAAAGAGGCCAAGCAGTGCATCGCACGTAAGGCCAAAGAGTTAGGGACCAACGCAAGGGGGCTGAAAAACGTAGTAGACACAGTGGTTCTGCCTTATCAGTTCGACGCAGAGGAGATGAGAAACAGAGGAGTGTCCAAGATTCAGATAACTAATCAGGTGGTTGACAACGGAGCAGACCCTGTGTTAGTATTTAGAAAAACGAATGGAATATCAAAAAAACAAAGTTAGACCCAAGTTCAAGAAAACAGAAAGACCTCTGGGTTTCCAAGGTTACTACGTGGAAGTACGTGAAGGTGAGGATGCCGTTAGGGCATATAGAAAAATCAAGAGATGGATCAAGGAAGACAAGTTCATAGATCAGATCAGAGCCAACAACACCTATCAGAAACCATCAGAAATCAAGAGAGAAAAAGCCAAAGAAAAGAGAAAAGTCCTACGTAAACTGCGTAGGGAACGTGACAGTAATCTGTCACTGCGTCCACAGAGAGGCAGATAATTTACCAAACAAGGTCGCAATTTGACATATAGCACATATATGTTATAATAAATACAATTGAAGATTGCTATAGATAGGATCTTCATACATTAACCTTGCTAACATAGGAGGACAGCAATGACAAAACATCTATCTATTTTTAATAATCTAAGACCATACACCGTGGGGTTCGATGACTGGTTCGACCACTTTGAACACATGATGGACGACAGTTTCTTTAGAGGAAACAGTAATTTTCCACCATACAACATAGTGAAGACTGGTGATAATACCTACGATGTTGAACTTGCTCTAGCAGGATTTGGCAAGGATGACATCATAGTTGAGTACAAGGAAAATCAACTGACTGTGAAATCTAAACCAAACAAAGAGCCAGCAGACGAAGTCGAGAAATACGACGACGGAGTACAACACAGAGGCATATCAAAAAGAATGTTCACAAGAACTTTTACCATTGCCAATGATGTTGAGGTCAAAGGTGCAGAACTTAAAGATGGTTTGCTTAAAGTGAGCATGGAGAGAATCATTCCAGAGCACAAGAAAGCAAAAACTATCGAAATCAAGTAAAGCAAAACAAATAGATAGGGTGGTAAAACACCCTATCCAAATTGACAATTACAACAGATGTGCTATAATAATGCATTATACAAGTTATGACAGATATACAAACACTTACTAAAGAAAAAATTAAATTGGACGAGCCTGGACTTTATGATGTGGTATTCCTTAACGACAACATCACCTCAATGGAATTTGTTGTTCGAGTACTAAAACAAATTTACAACAAGACCCAGGACGAAGCAAACTCGATTACCAAGAGGATCCACGAGCACGGACAGGGTGTCGTTGGATCATATGTTCACGAAGTTGCCGAACAAAAAGGAATCGAAACTACACTGGCCGCACGCCAAGAAAATTTTCCTCTTCAAGTTAAAGTAAAGAAGCAGTAGCCAGTCGCTTAAATATTACTGATGGAATCTTACAAAATAATAGATCATGAGTATGATGCGTTG